CGTCACCTTATATGAGTCGCATTATGCCTGTAACAAGTAATGCTATTCCCGGTGTTACACACATAGACGGTACAGCAAGAATTCAAACCGTAACAAAACAATTTAATGAAAAATATTATAATTTAATAAATGAATTTTATAAATTAACTGGCATTCCTATGCTACTTAATACTAGTTTTAATTGTCAAGAACCAATTGTAGAAATACCAGAAGATGCTGTTGCTACATTTAAAAAGTGTGGATTGGATATTCTAGTTATAGATAACTATTTGGTGAGAAAATGATAGACGAAACTATTTTTAGAAATGTATTAAAAACTATAAAAGATAACCCAGAGTACAGTGAAGATATTATTGATTCTTTTAGTGATAATCAGTTTGCATCTAAAGATGCGCTTCTTCATGCTATAGATTATCTTAATATTTTAAATAAAAATTCTACAGTTGTACTTTGGGGGAGTTGGTACGGAAGCATTCTTATTCCTAAACTTGCAAATAAGATTAAAAGAATTGTATTAATTGATCTAGATTCAAAACCGCTCCAAATTTCAAAAAACAAAATGTTTCCTAATTATAAAAATGTTGATTACATATGTGACGATGTGTTTAAAACACGAAGAAAACTTTATAAAGAAACAAACCTTATAATTAATACATCCTGTGAACATATGTCTCCTATGAAAGAGTGGCCTTGGTTTGGTCCAGGCGCATTACTAGCAGATGGATTGTCAGAAAAAGATCCTAGTATTTCAGATAACTGTTATTTTGCATTCCAGTCTAATAATATGTTTGGAATTGATGGACATGTTAATTGTGTAAATAGTTTAGAAGAATTTAAAGATCAATTACCTGAACGAGCAAAAGTATTATACGAAGAAGAAGTAGAAGACACTAGAGGCACACGTTACATGCTAGTTGGTAAATTACTACCTATTACTTTATAAATTTTATTAGCAAAATCTTGATGTGCAAGGACACTAGGATGATCATTGTCTGATGCTAAATCGTCAATAAATTCTAAAGGTTGTAACTTTGTTGTAAACCATATAGGTTGTTTTATATTATTAATAGGTAGTGGACTTCTTTTGGAATTTCTAAAAAATGTAAAATGATAGTTTTCTATATTTTTTTCATCTAAATATTTTTTTACGTGATCTATACATAAAAAACTTTCTAAATTTAAATTTTCTTCAAAGAAAAAATTATTGTAATAATTTCTATTAAAATTATATTCGTCTTTAGGCCTTTTGTGTTTTTTATCTGCCCATGAAGGCAATATACGATACGTAGTATCCGATGTAGAGAAAAAACAAGTTCTATAAAAAGATGTCCATAAAATTACTACTATATCAGTTTTTTTAAACTCTTGATTTAATATTAATTTCCATATTTGTTTATTAGATCCGCCAGGTATTCCTAAATTTACAACATCAGTTCCAATTTTATTACCCAAAAATACAGGCCAGGAATATTTACTAGGTTCAGGAATAGCAAGCGAAGGATTACTAGCATTACGTTCGGCATCAGGTAAACCTTCTCCAAATGTATTACTGCATCCAAATGTAATTAATCTACTCATTAAATTTCTCTTTTAACCAATCAAAATCATTAATCAAAGAGATATCAGCTTTATTATCTATACCAAACTTTTTACCAGCTTTGGCACCTTCTAAGGCATACTCACTATAGTCCGCATTATTGTGAATAGTTGTCCAAACATCTAATCTATAATTTGTTTCTACACTATCCTGTCTGTCAATAGTTTGACTTGCAAGTTTAGCACATTCTCTAAATGCACTTTTCCATGTATTAAAAGGATCTGTATTAAATTCTGTGATATTTGAAACTTCAGGCAATGGAACAAATTTTTCACTAATACTTGTAGTCATATCAAACGTGTTCGTTTTCATTTTACGAGTAAGTTTAGTTGGTAGTAATTTTACTCCGCCGTAACCGTAAACTAAATTATTAACAGGATTTTTACTTTTACAAACATATACTGTATCATAGTCTATGTCCTTATATGCGGCGCTGTATTCAAAGGTAAACTCTGAGAGTATAACAGCATCAGCGTCTACTACCCAAAACATTTTTGTAAGAGCTATATTAGCAGCTTCTTTATGTGCATTGTGAATGCCTTTTATGCCATGCACCCGCTGTGCTGACGGGAATCTATTTTTTAGATCTTCCCAATTTTTATCTGCATTAGGCTCGTTATAAGAAATAAAAATAATATCAAACATAGCTTATTATAACAACGTTTTTTTACTTTGTCAATTATTATATATGCAAAAATGTTATTGGGTAAATATTTTTATGAAAAATTCTTTAATAATTGGTGGCGGTTCTAAATGGGGTGCTGTTTTAACTAAAACTTTAACTCAGAATAATTATCATGTTGATCTTATATCTAGTAGTAACTATGTAAACGATAATGTTACTACATATTCTATTGATTGGCATAATTGTAAGGAACAAGATGTAAAAGATATTATATCTAGCATACAAACAGAATCTTACGATCTAATATTTTTTAATCAAAATTCAGGAGGAGGACCCAATGACGAGTTCTATGCTCCTGGTAACGACTTTCCTATAGAGTACTGGAATAAAGCATTTTGGTTAGATTGTCAAATTACCTATTATATTGTAAAAGGACTCACAACAAAAATTAATGATAACACTAAGATAGGTTGGATGCTTACAGGTTTAATAAACGGTGCAGATCCTGATTATTGGAAGTTTGCCGGTTATGCTAGTTCAAAATCTACAAACTTACATATAATGCGAGGTTTTGCAAAATATCATCCAGGTATATTTTTTTGTATTCAGCCGATATGGTTTCCCGAAGGAGAAGAAGAAAAAGACGCCAAGGATATTTTAAATGTAGTCGAAAACTTGCAATTAAAAGATTCCGGTTACGTTTTTAATAAGGACGGGTCTAAGTGGGTTTAAGAGCAGTAGCGCACATCCATTGATTACACAACAGAATTCGCCTGTCTTCTTGTACCTCAGGAAGCATATGCCAGGTATGTTCGGTGTTTAACCAAAAAGTTCCAGTCCATTTTGTTCCTATTGTCTTGTGGTATAATTTATAATCGTATTCGCCGATACGATGATACATTTCTGTAGTTGTTGAGTTATCTTGTAAATTAATTACTCCTGCCCACAAAACAAATCTGTTGTCTATATGATATCCTTGACTAAATCCTGGCTTGTCTAATACTATTAACCCGTGTCTTTTATCCCATAGTTGCTGTTCATCGTACCATTGCGATAAAAGAGAATCTTCAGATTTAACGTCTCCATAATAAATAGGATAATTTACAGGATCTAACTTAATAATATATTTTGTTATTTCTTCAAAACAAAGAGTTGCATTATAAGAAAGTTTTTCAGCAATTTTATTTTTATTTTTGTATGAAAATCTATTTGATATTTGTGTTAATTCTTTATTATAATTTATTTCTTCGAAATTGTTAGTATCTTGATATATTTTGTTTAATTTGTCGTCAGACATTAACGGCTCAAATTCAACTTGAATTACCGGAGGATTAGTATTAATGGTTTTAATATTTTTTACCACGGATCTATATTATACTCGTCTGCTAGTTTTAAAAACCAAGGCATTGTATTAAACAAATTTTGTTTCCTTGACTTGTCAAAATCTTTTGTTATACTAAAAAATTTGTGTATCCTGGCTATATCTATTGGTTGCTCATATGCATTTTCTAAAGTTTTTATAAGACTGTGTACATGCTGATGGATAAATTTCATATTTTTTAATTTTGTAATTTGTTCTAATAAAATATATTTTGGAACTAAGTTAAGTTGATTTGTACCCATTATGTCTATGAAATAAAAACAAGTTTGTTTTCCGCCGATGCTGCCTAATTCACTATGAATTAAATCATAATAATTATGAGCATTTAGATTTTGCATAGTAGTTGATATACCTACATTAATAGTGCTATGATCAACTATTTTTTCTATTTCTTTCCAGTTTTTTACAAGTTTAGTATAATTACCAGGCCACCTTATGTAATTATACGTGTCACCTTCTCCATCAACACTAACAGAAATTCTGTTACTTTTAAATTTAGAAAATCTATCTATATATGAACTTATTTTATTAGTATATAAATTAGTATTAAATTGCAAATCTATATTTTTTGCAGATCCATTTTTTATTAACAAATCTAAAATTTCATCAAAGAATTCGTTAACTAACGGCTCGCCTCCTACAGCATATATACCTGTTAAATTTTTACAACGATCAATAAATTCTAAAATAGAATCTTTTAATTTACGTGAAGGATTGTGATCAATTTCTCCTGTCCATCTTCCAATATCTTTTAAATTTTTAGCAAGCAGTGTACTACTAGTTGCATCACACATTCTACATGCTAAATTACATTTGTTTCCTAGATTTAGATCTATATATCTAATATCTTCGCAAGATAATTCTTTTTTAAAAGTTGATTCACTATAATGGATATGGCCGTTTGGATTAGTAGGATCGATAGCAGTTTTTCTAAAACTTCTTGCGCCTATATCGTCAGCATTCCAACATCTAACACAAGTGGGATGTCTTTTATTTTCTAAAAAAGCAGACCTCACATCTTGCATGTAATTGTTATTTAAAATGTCGTCAATATTATCTACATCAAAATAATAAGGTTTTGGAATATCAAACGCACAACTACAACATTGACGCACTGAACCATATTGATCTAAACTAACTGATATGAACGGAAAGGTACAATAATTTGTATACTTATTTAGATCGATCAAGATATGCTCCTAATTTATCTCCTAGTTCTCCAAAATCTAAGCCGTTATATTCTCTGCCGCAACAACTGCCGCATTTAAAAGGACGCATCCGGTTACTCGATTTCCCGTCAACCTTCCATGTATCAGGTATAAATTTTTTAAATGCTGGTCTTTCAAGAATTTCATACAAATCATAACGATGCATATTAAATAATTCTAAACCGCCAGATAAATCTAAAATTTTAATATAATTTTCGTCTCTTCTTTCGTTCTTAGGAAAAAATGGTTCTGAACCAAGAAAACAACACGGCGAAACAGTGCCGTCTGCTCCAATATAAATTTCATTTGTTGAATCTTTTCTAGTTCCGGCAACTGATCTGCAATCTACATTTAGATCATTTAATCGAACTTCTTTATACTCTCCATTTACAAAAACACGCTGAACGTTATCTTTACCTTTTACTTTACGTAATTGTTTTAAGGTAAAACTTTGTCGTTCTTCATTTTGGAAAAGTGTAGCATCTTCAAAATTATGCTGGAAAGATTTATCTGAAGGTTGTTCTAGGTTATATAAAAATTTGCCTTTGTGATAAACTTTATGATAGCCTAAACCATTTTCATCGTAGCCGCCCCAGCGGGTAGTTTTTTTGATATTAAAATTTTCAAATCCCATTTTGATAGCAATATTTTTTGCTTCTTCTACTTGATGCTCGTTGTGTTTAAAAACAATATAATCCCAATGGGCAACTCCACCGGCATCGATAAAGGCTTCAGCATTTTCCATAATTTTTTTGAAATTAGTATTTCTTCTATATAAGTGATTTGTATCGTCTAACCCATCAATGCTAAATGTACAATAGTTTGCTTTACTTTGTTCTTTACGCATAACTGAACCTAGTTGTGCCCACCAATCAGGTGTCCTTAAACTAGCATTAGTATTGACTGCAAGACCTATAGTAGGATTTATACTTCTTACATATTTGTAAATATCTGAAAAGTCTCTACAAGCACAAGGATCACCGAAATTGCCGCAACTTAAAATTTTCTTTAAGTCTTTAAGGAATTGTTCCGGCCATGCATTTATAAATCCATCTAATGTCCATTCTGTGTTTACCAGTGCAGGATTTTCAAAGCCGTCGCTGGTATATCTAGGACACATAGGGCATGCACTATTACACTTATCGCTAGGTTCCCAGTGAACTTGATCTATTTTACCGTTCCACATTACACTTTCTCGTATGTTTCATAAATTGTTTTGCAATGATCGTAAAAATCACTGTATTCTGGAAATACTTCTAATAAGTTAGTTCCTAATCTTTTATCGTTTTCTGTAAAGAACGAATAAAAGTCTCGTTGTCCTTGTGTTATTCTGTCAGATGCAATAGGATGTGTTTTCATGTAGTTTGTTACACGTTTAAATTTTTCGTATTCTTGAGGATTAAACCAATCCATATTGTTATCAATAAAAGACAAAGTATCATCCATGTAAGATATAAAACTTTGCGGAAGAATGTTAATCATCCAATGTGGTGGTTCTTTTAAATACGGAACATCAAATCTAATAGCATGTTTTCCATATTCATTTCTCCATTCAATCATTTTTTCCATTAAACTTTTATAGTTAGTTACACAGAGTACATTAAATGTACACATTAAACTTACTTCGAAGCCCATATCTAACGCTTTTTTAAGATTACGTTCCCAATGATCTAATTTAAGACCTGTACGCATATACTCTGCTTGTGGACCCCAGGTATCAATGCTAGTAAACAATGTAAATTTTTTAATTTTATTGTTATCAAGTAAACTTTGAATACGAGTGTACATTCTATCCATTTTAGCAGTAGTAACGCCAAGATTGCTATTTAAACTAATCTCTAGTTGCGGAGCTGGCTCGTCTTCTAATAAGTCAAAGAACTGCATTGCTCCTGGATTCATTAAAGGTTCGCCGCCTGTAATACGTAGTGTGTGCAAGTCTTTACGTAAACTAGGCCACCATTTCCAAAATGCTTCTACATAAGGGTTATCATCTTTGGGTCCGTAGTATGTACCGTGCTCTAAAAATTCAATACCGTACTGATTATATGTTAGATCATAATTACCATGTTTTTGTATTTCATCCATCCAAAGAGTACTTGCTTGCGGACAACAATAACCACAGCGATAGTTACATCCGTTACCGAAACTCACTTCTAAATATCTTGGATTAATAGGAGCGTCCCATGGTAATTCTGCTAGTTCCTCAATCATAGGTTCAGCAAAGCTACTTGCACTGTGAAACATTCTATCAGATAAATGTTCACCTTCTAAATCTTCAATGTTCCAGCAGTAATAACATTCTTCAGGACGACCGCCTTCTAGCATTGTTTTACGTTGCTGCTTCTTCCACTCTGTATTGTGTAAGGCACTAGGATCTGCTTCAATTTCTTTTAACGGAATATGATGCGGGCGAGGATGATAACAACTATGATTATCTCCTGTATGCAAATACAATGTTTGATGCAACCATTTCATTGCACAAAATCCTGGTCCGATCTTGTTTAATCGTTTTGCAACATCGTCTACTCGTTTATCTCTACTCATTCATACACCATTTTGTTAAAGTTATTTACGTTACGCTCTTAAAATTATAGCTATGTTTGGCTGCAATCATTATACCATGTTTCTAATTCAGGAAATGTTTTACTAAAATTCCTGTTACGCCTAGAATCCAACGCATTAAAGTATTTTTTAAAACTTTGTTTTCTTTCACTTTTTGTAGTTTCAGACATATGTATAAAACTTTGTTTCATATGTGCAATATTTCTACGTAATTTATCAATTTCATATTCTTTAAATCCATGAAACGTTTTAGAGTAATTCTCGTCTTCTCGATTCTTTATCATAAAGTCTAAGCACTCATTTAAAGTATCTGTGTATTCTTTATATTCAAAAAGATTTTCTACAGCCATCCAATCTGGAGATCTTAGATAAGGAATATCAAACCAAATACGTTGTCTACGTTTTCTTACAAAAGGAGGATGTGTTAAATTTCCCTGTTTAGGAGGTGTTATTTCTAGCTCTGACTGATTTTCAAATCCAAATTCTACTCTTAGATCAAGAATTAATTGTAAAAAATCTTTAAGTCTAGGAACACTCATTAAATTAAATGTATTAATAAATGTAATTTCTGTTCCGTGAGTATTGTTAAGAACAGATTTTACATTTTCTATCATTCTAGCAAAATCTAGTCCTTCTCTTATGTACTCAGCATGTTCTCCTACACTGTCTACACTTACAAATAAACTAAAATGTTTACAAGCAGGTGATACATACCAATTATTTCCTGTATGGGGATTTATCTTTTCTTGATCTTCCCAGATCCGAACTTCTTCTAGTTTTTGCAACTTAGAAATAAATTTATCAAACAGTTCTTGGCTAGGAGGACACATATTACTAGTAATACTTAGATCTAAAAATGCATTAGGATTTTTGTCTACATAGTCTAATACCTTAAAGGTATTTTTGTCCATTAACGGCTCTCCGCCTGTCATTCTAAATACTTTTAATTCTTTGTACAGATCAGGCCACCATTTCCAAAATGCTTGTACATAAGGATTTTCGCTATTAGAAACTTTTATCGGCATTAATCCTTTGTGATCTAAACTGTTTATATCATTATGAAACCCATTTGCTGTTGGCACTGCACCGTGTTCTTTTACTTCAGTTTCCCATGCTGTGCTTAAATGGGGACTGCAATATACACATTTAAAATTACATGCTTGGTTAAAGTTAACTTCTACATAGCGAGGTAGTGCCGTCCATGTTTCTTTTTTTGCATCACGTAGTTTATCTTCTACCCACCATTCACTGCTTCTATAATGTCTATCGCTATAGTGGGGGCCACTTGGAGCGTCTTCTATATTCCAGCAGTATTGACATCCAGAGGGTCTTTCGCCTTTTAGCATCTGTTTTCTTTGTTCTATTTTTTCAGGTGTGTTATGCAGAACACCCGGATTATCATCTAATTGTACAACAGGAATTAAATGAGTCGGAGGGTGGTAACAACTTTGTGTAAGACCTTGCGGAAGATGTAGACTAACTTGATACCATTTAGCCAAACACATGGTAGAAGATATTGTTTCTAAATCTTCTTTAGTCTTTTTTACGTTATCGTAGTACTTACTGCTCATTCCGGATCTATAATTAGCTGTTCTAACTTGCGGTTTCTTTTTGGATTTTGATACAAATGTTTAAAAAACTTGCTTTGTCCTGGAGATAACGGATGATCAATAGTTATACCTAATTGTTCTACTAAAACATCTGTATATTTACACGCTTCTTCGTAAACTGCACTACTTTGAATAGTTGCAAATTCTTCTGACCATAAGTTATTAAGATGTTCAAAATCACGAACTTGCACATAATCCCATTCTGTACACATAGTTTTATACAATCCTGCTCTAGTTCCTAAAATTGCATAATCTCCGTTCTTTATATCGGCACCTATCATTGCCCACACATATAACATGTGTAAGTTTTTCCAGTGCGCCTTTTGTAAAAATTCTGATTTACCTACTCTTACACCTCTGTCAAGTGCAAGTTTTACACCTTCTCTAAACCCTGCTCGCCAGGCTTGCTGTGGAGTTGCATTATTATATACTGTAGAATAGCAACTATTCATTTGGATATATTTTGCGTCCCAACAAAAATCTACCTGTGCATGTTCGTTGTTAGGATCAGCATTTTCATGAGTGCGCATGTTAAGCACATATTCTTTAGGCCAACATTTTAATCCGCCATTACCGTACATTAAACTATTAATAACATTTTGTCCGCACCAACTAATTACTGTTTTTTCTAAACTTTTGTGCTCTGTAAAATCAATTTCTTGATTGATAAAATTTTCATCAATGATGTTATCACCATCAACTGTAATAAATCTATCTGTTTCTGAAATATTTGCACACGCTTTATGTGCTGCATCGCTTCCGTGAACTCCATGAACTCTTTTTGCCCAGGGAACTTTTGTGCATAAATCTGCGTAATTTTCTTCAGCGTTCGGCTCGTCGTAACTTAAATAAATTATATCACAATCTGCTACTCTAAACTTCATTTTCTACCTTTCTGTATGCATATACATCAAATTTTTTATTAGTATATAGGCTTATAGCAGTATTGTCAAGTTCAAAATTATCCGTAAATGGAAAGTCTAATCCACCTCTGCTAATTAATTGACGCATGTCAAATTCTAAACGTCTGTAAAAAATATTAGGATTTCTTTTTTTTGTAATGCTAAAGTCAAATACTCTATCAAAATGTGCGCCCGACAAGGCTGTCTGCAATTCTTTACCTATTAAAATTTTCCAGCATTTTTCTTTACAATTTTGCTCAATTAAAATATCATAATCTTTAGAATATCTATCCGGTACTTCATATAAAAATTCGTTTACATCACTGTTGTCAGTTGCATCTTCTACATTCTTTTTATTTTTTAAAACAAATTTTTTAGTTTTAATATCCATTACTACTGATAAGAATTTAAAAGGAACAATTCCTAACATTGCTTCTTTTACTTCTTCATGATCAACTACAATGTAAGATCCGTGTTCTTTGTTTTCAACATTAGATATTCCTATCACTTCTCCTGTTTCAGTATCGTAATAAACATAACTCTTAAACATTATTCTAATCCTATTGCATTAGCATATCTATCTAAAAACTCTTGTCGAACAAAGTCATTTTCTGTGTAATGAAATACGCCTTGTTGCAAGGTATTTCCTATTGTTAACAAGCAATCGTCTGTTAAGTATGCACCTACCTTTGTTTGCCAACTAGTTGGCATGTGTCTCCATTCTTGTATTCTTGGCTTCATATGTACTAACATAGGAAATTTTGATTTAGAATTTACTACTTCAGTGTCAATATCTAAAATTTTACTTACAATAGCATATGTTATATCCATGCTCGGTAGTTTGGGATAAAATTCTTTGCAAAATTGTCCATAGAAAAATTCCCAGTTGTTAGATACTAATTCTACCCATTTATAAAAATTATGTGCTTCTGGTCCTTTTTTGAAGTAATGTACAGCACTATATAGATTAGGTAGTTTGTTTTTAGTAAATGCTTTTCTATAATAATCGCTTGTAACTTCTTTATGACGATATGTATGTGCTGTTGTTAAAAAGTATAAATTATAATTTGCAAGTGTCTTCCAAAAATCATTTAAACTTTGTAAAACTAATATGTCAGTGTCTAAAACTATAGTTTCTTCATAAGGACTTGCATGATATATTTTCCATCTATCTGTGGTGGCAAATCTATCTACTTTATTATTAGACCAAGGTATCTTTACAATTTTATCAAATAATTTTTTATATTTGGATGGAATTTTATCGTTGGTTATAACACTTATAGGAAACATATTTCCTGTATGTTTAATGCTCATAGCACAAAGACATGCTTGTAATACATAGTCTTTGCCAACTGCCATCATAACAAATCCTTTAGACATCGAGTACCTCGTCTATACATCTGTTTAAACTAAATTTATTCATTACATGAATATTATAATGTTTGAATCTTGCCGCAGTATATTCTCCACGATGCGATTGTTTCTCTAATAAAAACAGCATTTCGTCGTTGTCTATTTTATGCAAAATATCTTTGTCAGTGGTGTAAAAAAGTTTTCCTGGCATTTCTTTTGCAAACATAGTTCCTGATTGAAATCCGTTCATAATATGAATTGCTATACTAAATGCATGATCATTTCTATACACTACTCTGTTAAGTTGATACACGTTTTTATAGTGAGTCCAATTTTCTTGTATGTGTTGTACTAGGTCAAAGAAAATTTTATTAGACTCAGTTTTTCTAAAAAATACACAAGTAGCCCAATAAAAATCTATACTCGAGTCACTAATATATTCAAATTCTCTATAATCTCTAAAATCGGCTAAGTCGTATGCTGTTTTATAAATTAAAAAATTATTAGGCTGTGTGAAACACCATTTATATAAGTCGTTGTTAACAACAATATCGCTATCTAACAAAAGAGTTTCGTCATAAGGACTAACATCATATGCCAGTGTCCTAGTTTCGTTTTTAAATTCTAATTTCTTTTCTACTAAAGTTCCGTCGTGGTATCTTTTAAATGTGTGATTTTCTGTCTTACTGAGTGTTGTATCTTTAGATAAATCTTTTTTATTCCATACAATATTAATAACTCTGTCAAACACAGTTTCGTAATCTGGAAAGGACAATCGCAGATAATCACCACTATCTGTAACAATAGTAGTAGGTAGTTGTAAGTATTTTTTTACCTGCTTTGCTAAAAAGTACGCTTGTTTTACATAGTCTACGGTATTGTTGTTTCTAGCAAATACTAAAACGCCTTTACTCATAGTTCTACTAATTTTTCTACACTTCGGTTAGATTTTAATTTTTGATATTCTGTGTTAAATTTATTAGTTGCAATAAAATATGTGTCTAAAATATCTTCTAAAAATTTGTTTATGTCATCTATTTTTACAGGAATATCGTTGTCGTCAATTAACACCACGGATTCTCTTTTAAAATTTACAAGAGTAGAACAGAAGCATATGAGCTCTCGGTTTACTGTAAATTTACTACCGCTGGTATAATAAATAAGATCTTGATAAACGCTTTCTTGCAGGATACGTTTTTGATTATTAAGCGTAATCATGTAATTAGAAAAGTCAAGTGCTTTTTCTAATCTTTCGTCCATAATATTCTCCTTAGACTATAAATTGTATTATAGCAAATATAGTCTAAGGTGTCAAGTATTAAAGTGTGGAAATGTTAGTACCAGTAGGGGCAGCAACATCTACATAGTCGCCCGATGGTCTAAAATATTTTACAATGCTTTTTACAGGAGCAGTAACTGACTCGTCTGTTGCATAATTATAACCATCAGCAATTTGATCGTCACCTTGGTCGTCATCGTTGAATTCAATTCTTATGTAAATTTTAAACACACCTGTAGTAGGATCTGCAGGAACAGCATCTCTACGTGCATAAATTGTGTAATCATTTTCTGCGTATACAGATCCTAGTTCGCCTTCTTTAGAATAAACTACTTGATTAGTTTCTGTTAAGTCCCAGAAACCTATGTTAGTAGCTGCATAATTACGATTTAAGTAAACAGTATCACCGTCTGCGTCAGGGTCTTGGCTAGTTGTAGCATTAGGGCCAAAACTTATAATACCCATATTTAAAAGCATTAAATACCAATCGCGCTGTTTAGTATTTTGCGTTGTTCCTTGAGCTACTTCTGCTTGCATGTTAATTCTGCCGCCAGCGTTGAAGTAATGTCTTGCATGATCGTAGTTTGTAAAATTCACTGAAAACTCATGGACTAGATTATCTTGTCCTGCTGTCCAAGCTGAACTTTTAGTAGAAGAAACTGGTTGGTTTGTACTAGTTTTTAATTCAAGATTTTCAGCTTGGCTGGTAGCTAATTTAAAACGTTCTGCATCAGATTTAATAGTTGCTGTTAGATCTTCGTAATTAACATAACCTTTTAAATCTCCATCTGCTGGAAGAACTCCTGGAGTATCAGTTCCGCCAGTATCATCTGTAATTAAGTCGCCTGGCTGAACATTTGCAATAACATCTGAAGGTAATAATCCTGTTTGATGTACTCTACATTTAATTAAATCGTTATAAAGTTTTTGCATGTCAGTAGCTTCTACTAACTTTACATTGCCGCCTTGTACTTGGACACTTTCTACCGTTTGTCCGTATCCAAAATTGCCAGAACCATTTCCTAGCACTAGAGATATATCTGTTTGTATGTTATTGTATCGGGTGGCGGTTAAAAGATCACCTTGGGCCATAATGTAGTACTCCTATTACATTAACTACGTAGTTTATTTATACTTTTAGGAAACATTCAACTAATTTTTCTGAAACATCAGAGTTAGTTTCTAATGCTACTCCTACAAGCTCTCCCTGGCCCTCAATGCTTGCTAGCCCATCTTGGGCTACAAAAACTTTATCCCCTTTCTTAACAGCACCTATAATTCTAACAGGTACTCTTCCTTTTAATGCTACTGCTTGTCCTTGTGCTTCTGCATTCATTAAGAAAGCAGGCTTTTCTGAAATTACACCAGCTACAACACTTGCAGGTGTTGCTAATGCCATTTCGTGTTCTTCGTGCTCACAAACTGCGACTACTGTGCCTACTGAATATTCAGCTTCTGTAGTATATTTTTCTGCTAAATCAGCATATTTTGCACCAGTAGATATACCGTTAAAGAAATTTGCTGTTAAATTGCCGCTTCCATCTCTTAAAGCAACAGTGTTTACACCAGAATTAATACTAGGTAGATAAGTTGTTGTTCCGCTATCCGGAGTCAATCCTCCTGCTACTGTTGCAACACCGACAAAATTATCAGCATAAACATTGCTCCATTTTAAAACGGAGGTTCCTAGACTAAAGGCAGAGCTAGAGGCAGGATTAATTCCTGTGCTTTGAATTGTTACACTATGTACTGCTGTTCCAGATTGGTTGTTTGCTTTAAATTTAATTAGGTTATTATTGCCAACGGCGTTTTGTATTACACCTTGATTATCGTTTTCGATGTAAATTTTTAAATCTAAGCCATCACCGATTGCAATACCATCATCTGTAAATTCAGCAATACCAGTAAACGCTGCTGCGCCAGCTCTTATATAGTCAGAAGCTTCGAAGCCGCCTAATCTATCTGAGTCAGCTGCTGTGCCCCAATATCTGTGACCAGTTGTAGTAACACCTGTCTGATAATTTGTATTAACAAGAGTTAAGCCTTGTTTAATATGAGTAAATCCTGGAATAGCGTTTTCTTGATCTGAAGAGTCAATTTCAAAACTATCAGCAGAAACTGTGTATATTGGATTATTTTCTGCATATGCTATCATAACATTATGATTTACCGCAAGCACGTCTCTTACTTGACGTGTAACCATTTGTGTAATGTTACCAGCAGTTCCCTGGGGGCCGACTAAAACATATCCGCCACTACCTAAAGCATATAATTGTTCGTTAGCAGTGTCCCACCAAAAATCACCTATGGTCAAGCCAGTCGGTGCTGTAGCACTTACTTCCGCTCCACCTGTGGTACGGAACTTTGTTCCATCGTAAAACTTTAATTTTGAACTACCACTGTCGTACCATATTTGTCCTGATATTGCCTTAGGCGGTTCGTTAGCACTAGAAAAGTTTTCTAATAAAAATAAAAAGTTTTCGTTTTGGATTTCACCATATCCTGCGTAGTTTTTTCCTATGAACTTAAGATCAGTTGTTTGATCTACTGTTCCATCTTCTACAACAGTTATTGGTGTGTTGTTGTAACGATCAATTTGATAAGCCATGTTTCTTTAACCCCATATACACATGTATTTATTCATATTAAACACTAGACGCTGGTCCAGATGTTAGCTGCCACTCATTAGTTCCACCGTTGTCTACCACTATATAGTGTTTTAGATCACGTGTAATAGTTACATTTACAGAACCTGTTGCATCTGTACCTTGTGACACTGACTGTATTACTGTTTTATTATTAGTTCCGTTACTGTCAACTGCTGTTGTTGCAACTACAATATTTCCTGAAGTATTAGGTTGCTGTGAAACTGTAACCTCAATACCTGTAACTGTTGCTCCAGCAAGAGATGTAGTATGAATGCTTGCTGTTCTACCAACTGCTGAATCTGCGGGCGAATATAAATCGCTTAAAACACTTATAATATTTGCTGGTGATAATCCTGTAACATCTAAACTAAATCCTACGTGGGAACTTGCTAGAAGATCGTCAACATATCCTTTATTTGTTGCATGTGTTGATCCGCTAGGTGATGCTACATTTGTTATTTGATTATTGTTAACATTAATAACACCTGTTGGATTTAAATTTAAATCCCCCGAAGTAGTGGAAATAGTATTAGCAGAATCTACACCTACTTCAATAGAGCCAGCTGTTACATTAGTTAATGCACCTACACTTGTTACAGCAGGAGCACTGGTAACATTGTATAATGTAGTAGAATCTAACATTAAGGATCCGTCAATATAATATCCCTTATTATTTGGAATATTAAGATCCGTACTAATTTGCCAGGCGTCAGTGCCAAAATCCCAAGTTATAGTTTTGTCATCGCCCTGCACTTTAACAAGAATACCTGCACCATCTGCTTGTGCTTCAGTTAGCATAGTACTATCGTCTGTAATACCTAATTCAATATTTTTGTCTGCTATTCTTAATATAGTACTATCAACACTTGTAGTAGTTCCTTCAACTATTAAGTTGCCGGCAATTCTAGCATCACCTTCTACGTCTAATGTATGTGACGGAGTAGCTGTAAATATGCCAACTCTTTCTTCCTGAGCATCAACAAATATAGCATTTTTTGTAATACCTTCAGCATTCACTGTTACTGCAAAGTCTTGGTTTTTAAGTCTACTTTCTAAAACTATCCTAGTACCACTTACTTTAAGAGATGTATTAGAACCTGTACCAATTGTTAAACCATTATTATTATCTATAAACAATGTACCTGTCATTGTTCCTGCTCTATCTGCTGGAACAAATTGGTCGGCACTAATAACTTCGCCTGCTTGATTGATAACATTTTGTGCTAGTTTTGCAGTACCGTGATAGACGAATCCTGTTTCATCTATAAAATTAAATCCTTTAAGAATATTCTCTGAAAGTTCTGCAGGTAAACTTGCACTAGGATTAGGTGTAAATTCTTGGTTACTTAAAATAGCAACTAATTGTCCGGCGAGATATAATTCTGCAACTGTACGTTCTCTTTCTAGTGTATCAGTTATTGTTCTAATTTTAAATCCGCTTTCACCTTGCTGTTCAGTATATATTGGACCTGCAAGAATTGGTCCTGAACTAGGACTAGTTGCAAAGAACAATTGTTTAGTAAACGGATTAATGTATAGATCACCTTCTGTAAGAGTAGGAGTGTCTGAACTTACAATAGGGGCGCCGGCAGTTTCAAAATCTTCACCGTTGTATACTTTAATACGTCCATTGTTTGTATCATACCATATTTGTCCTCTAATAGGATTACTAGGAGCAAAACCAGCAGCAAAATTTTCTAATAATTTTACAAAATTTTCGTTAAACTGTTCGCCGAATCCTACATAGTTTCTGCCTATTAATGTTAAATCAGTAGAATTAGTATCTACTATTCCATCAATTAGATCAACTAATAAAGATCCGTCACTTTTATTAATTTGATAACTCATAATTCAATTTTCCCAGTAAATATGATATAGTTGATTGCTAAAAATGGATTCATTACATCTAACGCATTGCCAAGATTTTTAATCGTATCTCCTGTGACAGGATCGGGAATCACATCAGCTAAAACTCCGCCTGATCTTGGATATCCTTGTCCTTGATTATCATCTGCAGAATCAATTGTATAAGGCTGACTTATTGATTCTGCCGGGCTTGTTCCGTCGTTTAACTTAGGATCTTTACTCATTGCATAAAACTGTTTTACAATATCTCCTTCGACATCAGATTGTAATGTATGTTCATGCTCTGGTAAATTATCTATATCAATTGTAACTTCTTGTGAGCCTTCTTTATTACCTAGCTCTGCAGCTCTTTGGCCTGTAACTACTCCTGCGGCAGTACCTCCCATATTGTCAAGACCTAAAGGTAATCGTCCTCTTAAATCTGGTAGACCAAATTTATTTTCACTAGGATTATCTTTAAATGCTGTTCCTATTGTGTCGAACAATAGTTCGTAGGTTTCTTCGTCCACTTCTCTTCCGTCGCATACTAACCATATTCCGCCATTGTATAATACTCTACCATCTGATGGAATAATTCCTGCATATGGTACTACAGTTCCTGGAGGAGTAACTGGGACTAAATTTAAAAGTGTACGTGTACTTGTCTTTTTTAATCCAGTGTCATTGCCAGAAATTCGATTAATTAACAATTCGTCATCGAACAAATTAGTTACGACAGGATTTTTTCCTGAAATAAACGTATTAGCAACAGAAGTAGTAAATGTTTTTGTGTTTCCGCCTGTCGAACCATCAAACGATATTTGATTTGCTGTTATATCACCTGTGATTATAAATGTAGTAGCACTAGTGATTCTATTTGCCCTAGTAGCTGTTCCGGAAAGTGTACCTGTTACATCACCTTCTAAATCACCAATAAATTTGTTAGCGTAAACATTTCTATATTTTAATAATTGTGTTCCAATGTCACGAGTAAGAGAACCGTCTGGTAAAATGTTTGTAAAAGTAGTATCTCCTGCAACATTTAAATCGCCGCCGATATATGTATTTTTTGCAACACCTAGCCCACCTTTGGTTACAATTGCTCCAGATCCAAATGTTGTACTTTCTGCTACTCCGTTTACAAGTAACGAATCACTTGCTTGAATTGTACCTGTTACATCTAATGCGTATCCTGGATTTTGATTATTAATACCAACATTAGTAGATGCATCTACTTTAATTACAGTTTTGTTAATGCCTTCGTCATTAACTCTTATATCAATTGCAGCTCCACTTGTGTTATGTTGAATAATTGCAGACTCGCCTTCGACGCCGACAGTTAATTGGCCTCCACTACCTACTAATAATCCGCTGTTGTTCTTTATTCTAAGCTGTTGATTTGTAGTAGAAATAACATCGCTTCTTAAAAAGTTACTTGCTAATACTGTTTCTGCACCAACTAGTAAATTTTCTGCTTTTTCTGCTGTACCAATTATTTTAGGTATTCCGCTGGCTCCGAATGTATTGAAACTAAGATTTATTCCTGCTTTTAAACTTGAAAATCCTGGTATAGTTGTCTTAGGGGTAAATGCTTCTCCGCTAATTATAGCAACTGGAACTGCATCTACTTCTACTCGTATAATACTGTGCTCTAAATTATCTATACCTATAATTCTTTCTGGAGAGGCTCCTGTTGCTAGTCCATCACTAAATTGCGGTCCTACTAGAGTCCAGCCTGCACCTGTAAACAAATAAAGTTGTTGATTATCAGTATCTGACCATAAGTCGCCAGCAACACTAGCACTTGCTTCAGGTTGTGTATCTCCTTTCTTTAAATTGCCAGCGGCAACAAATTGAGTAGAGTCGTAAATTTTTAATTGCGGAGATGCTGCGTTTGTATCGTACCATAATTGTCCTGTTACAGGCCTACTAGGTTCAGTAGAACTTGCAAAATTTTCTAGTAGATGTAAAAAGTTTTCTGCTATTGCTTCGCCGTAGCTCGTTACACTTCTACCAGGAAATTTTAAATCTGTTTCCTGATTAATAGTTCCATCTTCTATAATTATAGTGCCATTGTCTACCGCATTTGTAAAACTAATAGTATATGCCATTTATTATACCCCCGATAGACTCTGAATACGCACTGTGTAGTCGATTTGTATAAGTCTGTTGAGTGACTTTTGTACAGGATGGAAAATTACATGGGTTAATAATCTACCAGAACCGCTAGGATCGTATGCCCTTAATCCTAGTTCATCAAATACATATAAACTATCACTTTGCGTTGCTGTGTCAAACGCATCCTGGCCGTTTGGCTCACTATAATCTAACAAACAACTTACTACTACATCTGTATAGTTTGTGCCACTTACGTGTCTTGTTTCTATTTTATTACGCACAGGATCAACATTGTTAACACTCCTGTCGTCAACAATTTTAGTATACGTTTGATTGTATAAACTTGCATTTGTTCCTGTAGAGTTTGGAGTTAGGTATGTAATTATACCTGTTTCGTCTACGCTAGTTCCGCCATTTCCAAAACTCATTTCATAAATCCAGCTAGTGCCAGCATTTGCTACACTTTCTGCAAGACTTATACTCATGTTTTCATAATGGATTGCATTTCTTTTATTGACATATTCAACATCATTCTCTGGATCGAAAATCCGAATGTGCCCTTGTATCAATAAGCTCTGTGAATCTTGTAATTTTTCCATTTTAATTCCTTGACATCGTATTTATTAAGGTAAGTCCACCTCTACTGATCTTATAAATCTTGCTACTTCAGATTCTGAATTTCTTAATGAAACACCCGGTAAACTAAAGGTTTTACCTGTTTTCTTAACAAACTGGATTCTTGCATTAGCATTTGGTGCATCTACTAAAGTAACTGTATTAGTTGCTGTGTCTACACTGTACTGTGCAGGTAATGTTATATCTCCTGCCGGAGAATCTTGATCTACGGTATAATCATAAACATTTATGTCATATTTACGTAATCTAGTACCGCCTACAAAAACTTCTAACTCATCTATACTAGAAATATCAAAGTTTACTGTATATGTTGTTCCGCCAGTATTTTCAGCTGTATCTACAATTGTTTCGTCTTTGTAAGGTATAGTTTCTGTAACACCCTGATTGTAAACTCTGGTTCCTGCTTCGTGTAATTCTTTGATACCTGTTCCTAGAGTGCCTCGTCTAAGTTGTCTTAAACGATTATCTTGAATTACAAAGTATTCGATACGTTCGCCATTGATAAACACAACACCTGGTATATTTTTTGCCTTGTTTGGTTCAGGCAATCCTTCTACCGAATCTAATTCAATAGCAGTGTCATACCAATTTAAATCTTGTGCAAGAGTATATCTATATGTATCGTTAAGACGCTTGTAGTGTGTTCTATTAAGCATATCTTTAAATACTCTATATCCAAACTTGCCAGATATCGGCGTTCCTCTAACTTGTAGGATGTCTATTACATCATTTTCTGTTAAATCTTTTTCAATTCTTAGATATTGTCTATCATCAGTTAGTGTATAATCAACATTAGGTGTTAATCTACTTCCGTTAACTAAAACAAAAACATATTGTACATCTGTTGCAGCTTCAGATAGTTTGATCAATCCGTTAGTTAAGCTACGATATTCGTTGTAATCAGTTAAACTAGGATCTAGTGTAATTTTTGAAACAACTTCTAAATTAAATCTATCAAAGTTTTGTAAATCGTGGTTTGTAAACGTTACAATTTTTATTTGAGCATCTTGAGCTGGTGCTGTGTTAAATTGTATTGTTCCATTATTAACCGTGTATTCTCCGGTGTGTACGTAAACTTTTAATCTATCTCCTGTATTACCAACGCCAGTAGACAACTCTATACTAGAATTTGCACTGCTCCATCGATATTGAATATTTTTTGTAAGTAATTCGTCGTTTAAGAAAACAGAAATATTTTCAGCTACAATTGTACTAGGTTCTTGTTGATATTGTCTTAGCACATATTCTCTAGTAGAACTTACAGTAAATGTTTCATTATAATCTGCTATTAATGCAAGATTATCTACAAAAACAAGCATATTTTGTTCTACAGGAGATTTATATAAAGGTACATTGTCTAATACAAAGTTCACAGTATTTCCGTCGCCTACTTCTAATTGTTCTGCAACAACACTGTATGACTGATCTCCTGCGCCGAATACACTGTATCTTATAATATTACCAGCAAACGGAGGTTCATCAAATCTTAATACTAATCTGCCTTGATCATCACCGAATGTTTCGTCGGCTTCCACTAATGTAACATTAACAGGTATACCGGCTACAGTAACATACACTTGTAAGTCTTCCGCAAACGGAACCTGAGTAATATAGTTATTAACTGCTTCTTCTGCAACAAATTCATCAATATCGTAAATGTTTGCTCCAGCTTGATCCATCAATACAATACTTACTAGATTTTCTCCAGTAATAATACCATTTCCTGATTCAGGTAACGTAACTGTACTATTTGCCATATTAAGTGTTATGTCACTAGTGTTTATCACTGTATCATTAATTTTTGCAAATATACTTGCTGTATTTGCAGGAAGATTATCAACTGTGAATACACTAGTATAAGGATCTACCTTGAATGTGTAAACATACATTTTACTAGAGCCGTCACCTGGGCGATCGTACACTTTAATATCTAGTGTATCTACAACGTGTCCTGGAACTACTTCTTCTGGTCCAGAAGTATTAGTTATAGTTACTATTCCGTCTCCGTCTACAATAATGTCTTCTGCTCGAAGCCCTGTTGCTGTAGAATAATTAAGATCACCGCCCTGTAATTGAGTATCATAACTTGTAGGATCTGGTGTAATAGATCCGTCGCTGGTAATTTTTCTTACTACAAACAAATCGTCAGACGCAGAACTAATACCATAATCGTCTAAGTCTAGATAATCCGTAACGCCGTCACCTGTTAAACTTGGCATCAATGCATTGGCATTAGTTTGATCCTGTGTGCCATAGTTTTCGTCATCTATGCGTACACCATTTTTATAAACATTGTACACAACACCGTTTTCTAATGGTTGACTTAATTGTAATCTAATAGTACTACCATCTAATTGGAATACTTCGTCTTCATAAGTTGTGTCATAGTCATCCCAAGTACTGGTATACCAACCATCTAATTCTGTCATCCATCCTGCTGCTCCAGCAAAACTGAAACTTGTAATTTCAACTCCGCCGTAGTCTACACCTGTCATTAACTGTGGTAAATCTTTGCCCAACTGTCCAGTTGTAGGATTATAGTAATGTTGTATTCTATCAGCTGCTGAAAGAACACTGATGTCTTTATTATAAGATACAACAATTTCACTTCCACTAGCAGGCGGTGTAGTAAATTCTATTTCTCCTAGCTGTCTAGTAAATCCTAGGCTTGTGTCTTCTTTATTATAATAGGTGTAATTATTTTGTAAAACTTCTACACCGTTAACTTTTATGTCAATAGCAGTAACATCATAAGATATAGGCCATTTTAATGTAAACACTGTGGTATTTGTTCCGCCTACAAATGTTTCTGTTTCTGCGATTTCATTAATTTCGTATCTGCCTTGAATTCTATCGAACTTAAGAACTGTTCTAGCAGAGCGGACTACGTTATCTCCGATGATAGCAACTGCTCTAGCTGCCGTGCCACCTTCGTCTAATCCGCCTTCGATTGTAATTACAGGTGTTTTTGTAAATCCATTGCCTACATCAAGTATTTCTATTGCATTTACTTTTCCGTTGCTTACATATGCTACTGCTTTAGCTGTTGTTTCAACGTCAAATACAACCTGCGGAGCTTGAATATATCCGTTGCCGCTGTCTGCAATTTTGATATCCACAAGTTGGAACTTGTTATTTTCTTGCCACGCTAAGTCTGGATAACTTAATGCTCCTTCACTTACACTAGATATTGTTCCGTTGTCATATGTAAAATTACGTGTGGTAATTTTTCTTAACGATTCATTATAATAAGGCGGTAAATCAAAATCACTAACAAAATTTTGAGCAGTATCAGCGGATTCGTAAGAACTTATAAACTCTCTTACTTTAGTTCTAAAAGGTTTAGCTTCGTTGATAAAGTCTTCATAATTTTCTAAATTGTCATTTTCAAAATTAATTTTTTGCTCAAGATTTCCTACATTATGTTTTGCTTTTACAAAACTAGATTTAAATGCCCAATCTATGTAATTTTGTTCGCTGAACGCATATCTTACACTTGCAAAGAACAACTCATTATAATGTATAGCAAGCTCATCAACAAAAATACTATCTCGTAAAGTTTCTAAGATAACACGAGTTTCTGTGATAGGTAGATTATCATAGAATGTTAAATCAAACGTATCACTATCATAACCTATTTTATTTGCAGCTGTATCATAAAGAGTATTCTTAAACTGGATAGTACCGTTCTGTCTACCTACTGTCTTAAAGTTTACTGTGTAGTCAACATTTTCTTGATCGTCTATTTGTTCTAATAATAGCCAGCCACCTGTACCTACATTATTAATCTTCACGAGATCGCCTACTTCAGATTCTAAGAAATCTAATTCGTAACTTTGATCTATTATATAATCTATTTTACTAAACTCGCTGTATGTGTCGGCATACCAATCTACATAGTTCCAATACTGACTTGTATCATATTGCTGTGCAGTAATCTTTTCCCATTCTTCTAAATCAAAATTCCATCTAGATAGTGTCCAACGTCCTCTAGCACTAGAGTCAGCATTTACAAGAACACTAAAGTTTCTTAAAGTAACCGTTGTTTCGTCGGTGTATTTGTCTCCGCCTGACACAACAACTACGTTTGCTATTCCGCCAGACGAGTTTAGTTCAAACTCTAATACTGCTCCTGATCCAATACCGTCTACTTTATACGACGGTGGCACTAGATATCCTCTGCCTGGATCAACAATGTCAACTCTAGTAATAGATCCTTCAACAATTACAGGTGTTAATTGTGCAGTTTTTAATCTAGCTGTACCTACAAATTGAAGTTCTTGTTCTGTATCTAAAATTAAATCGTATAAATTTGTAGATATAGACGGTGGTGCTTCTTTTTCAAACAATCTATCCAAGTCATAATCATCTACAATTAAATAGTTTTTAAGAGTAGAATTAGTTCTTTCTATAAGTTGTTTTAGAGCTTCTACCTTATTGACAAACATACTTTGTCTTGGTTTATTAAGTACTCCGTATTGTTGTTTTGCCTTTAAATTAATATCAGGAACTGGCCTGTCATAAGCGTCATAACCAACTAAACTATCAAACCATTTTTGTTCTATATCTCTATTCGGAGTGCTGGTTGCAAGTCCTTCTGTGATAATTTGATACTGAGAGTGAATATTTCTAGTTGTATCATCTACTGTCCAATATTGGAAATTAATAGCAACATCTCTGTCAGATAATAATCCATCGCAGTTATGAACTATAAATTTATTATCTTTTAATAGGCTTACAAATTTATATCCTTGGATATGCGGGTTTCTAATTAAGTTTTCTACTTCGTTACAACTAATTGTTCTTGGTGCTAGATCAGGAACAATAACTTTGTCTGACACCCAGAAATAATACTTATTAGAGAATGTTTGCGAAACTGAGTCAAAAATTGATTTTTGTACGTAAATTTCATCACCGTATTTAGGTTGTCCGCTTATACCTTCATTAAGACCTTCTTCTGTGTCTGCCAATTCTGCCCATTCTGAAGGAAGATAATTACTTTCTACCCATTCGCATACTTCTACATCTGTACCTTCAAATAATGTATTCCATGTATTTGTTTGATATATTGTATTTCCTTGGTAAGGATTAACCCACAGTCCTTGACTAAGATTCCACCATAGTTGTCCAACTTGTCGTTCTCCCCAAGTTGCTAGTTCGTCTACAGTAACTTGAGTTGTTCCTACAGAATACACAGCAGGATCATAGTGTACTTTATAACTAATATTTTGATCAGCTATTCCTGCAATTTTGCCTTGAATAGGATCTATAAAGTCTAGTCGTTCTATCAGCTGATTAGTATCCGTATTGTATAAAAATATTCCTTTTATCTTTTCTAAATCTACCATGTCAATTGGCGATCTAATTATTTCAATACATTTACTATTTCTTTCTTTTCTAAAATCTTGTACAATTCCCTGATATGTTTCGCTATCAGTATATGTAGGATTAGCAATGTATACGTGATTATTATTGAATAATATTTCTTTGCCGTAGCCTACCATGTCTTCCAGATCTGTTTCTAAAGACTGTGCAGGAATATATGTAGTATCTACTTTTTCAAATACATGCACACTTCCGATATTCTTATTAGTTTTAAAGAAAGTTGTAAAGCCATTGTCAAATAAGGTTTCTTGTCCGCTTAACTCACTATCTTTGTCTAAAACATAATCAGTTCCATATATTAAATTTGAAAATTCTACTAGTTGTGAGTGTACATTAAATGTTGTATCTAAAGTAATGTCTCCACGACTGCTAGTGACAGCAACACTGTCGTTTAATCCATGTACTTTAAATCCAAACTGATCGTCTACTTCTACATTTGGACTTATTAATCGTTGAGTTAAGTCAAATCCAGAGTCTTTTAATTCGTAAACACTTACTGTGCCTTTATTTGCAACAGTATTAATTACATTGCCTTCTTCGTCTTTGTCGACATCGTTGTACGGTTCGCCTACAAACAAAGTTTTTCCGTCAGGGCTTAAACTAATACTACTACCGAATCGTGTATCAGCAATGTCTGCATCAATAACTTGATCTAAAATAAACTTACCGTCTTGTTTTCTATAAACCACCAATGTTTCATCTGTAACACTATCAGTAAGTTGTTTTGATACTGCACAAACTAAAACATCTCCAGTTGTATCAACAGTAAAGTTATCTGCGAATCGTAAAATATCTAAATCTTCTCTAATAGAGTAATAAGTGTCATCACCGATTGTAACTTGTGCATTGCTAGGAAGATAACCTAAGTAAGTTACTGGAGTGGTAATTTCTTCCCAATCATTTGCATCAAATGCTCCAGGTGATACATTTGTAATTGCAACATATAAAGTATCGCTGTTTACTACAATTTCACCTATACGGTAGAACAATTCTGAATCGAATGCTCCTCTATAATTTTCATCACGATCTAATGCATATCCTAGTTCTTCGGTGTGTTTGACAAAGAATAATTTTCCTATGCCGCCGCGAGCGCCTACAAAAATATTTGTTGTATCGCCGTTGATGCTTATTTTTACAGAAGAACCTAATTCTAAATCTTGAGCTGTTTCAGGAACAACATAAGCACCTACTAGGGTAAATGTGGTGCCTGATTTTTCATAAACAAAATATGCTCCTTGATCTGTGTACCCTTGATCTGTGGTTCCTAAATCTGATAAGGGAATATTGTATACCTGTGTCCAGTCATTGTTGTTACTACTAGGAATATTAGGTTCTCTAGGAACTCCAGACACTGTAGTTTTATCATAAAACCAATATTCGCCGTCTACGATAGTTGGTACTGTTGCAAGATTAAATTCTTCGTTTGGATTTCTAACTACAAACAACGGACCTATATTGCTGTTAGCTAAACTAGTTCCAACTATGTCACCCATAGGCTGTAGCGCACCGGCCTGCACGTAATCTTTGTATATTATTTCTGAAGGTTCTCCGTAGCTTCCTCCATCAGTCCATGATCCTGTTACATTCTTAACATATATTCTTACATCGTTAAAATTACGTTGATAGAACATTACTTCAGCTTCTGCACCTGTAGTAGAATCTTTAACAATAGTTCCGCTACCGTTATCTACAAATGTACCCGATCCTGAATCATATTCGTATCTAGGAGTAGGTTCAAACGGATCTCTAGTCTCTGGATCAAATTCTTCAAACGTAAAATCAATGTATCCGTCCCAGATGTCAAAAATTGCATGCTCGTCATTGATATAATCTGCATCTATTCTTGCAAGTGGAAGATTTGTTGCTCCTGGAACTTGAATTCTAAATGAATCGCCTATGTTTTTAGAACTAGCAAAGTCTACATCTGATCTTACTGTCCAGAAATTATTGTTATAAACTCTACGTAAATTATTATTGTCGCCTTCCCATGTTAATTGTGCAAGAAAACTTGCTTGATCGTTGAGTGTGATTTGTAGGCCTATATCCGCAACTTTGTCTAGAATATTATAGTAATCAAATGCATTTCTTGTATCTGTGTCTAACAAATAATCTACAAATACTAGACCCTTACCTTCATCTATTTTATCACCTGTTGGTATTTCGTAAGATGGAGTGTTTATCATCCAAAAACCATTTGTAGAATTGTAAACATCTCTGAATTGTTCTGCATATTCTCCTACAAATAATCCATTTGCTAGATCAATTCGACCAGTTTCGTCAAAACGTCCACTTACATTTTTAAGATAAATTATAGAAGAATTAAAAATTTCTCTTGCATATGCAACTTCACCGCTGGCTGTATCGCTGGTTACAATATCTCCAGCAATAACAGAATTATCTGTATTAGCAACTACAATGACTTGCTCAATCTTATCAACAATTGTATGAGTTCCACTCACAAATGTTTCTAATTCTGGTATTGCTCCTGCAAACGGTGTATAACCAAATGTGTTAATGAAACTGTTAATATTCCAACGTAGAACAGTTCTGTCACCTGCTTTACTACCGTTGTATTGGTCTTCTGGCGCTACTACTAACATATGCGAAGTAGTTTCGCCGTCAAAGATGTTATCGCCTACAATCAATAAATTTAAAGCAGTACTGTCTTGTACAGCCATGTTTTCGTAGAAGTTAAAACTTTCGAAAGTTTGCGATGCTAAGCCAGGTTCAATTGTTCTTACAGCCTGCCATAACGTATTTTTATAAGTTACTATTTGATTCTTTGTATACTGGTTAGTTTCTACAAAGTTACCTTGATAGTAAGACTTTGCATTAGATAGCTTAGGTGCGCCTACTATTAATTTTTGATTATCTTTTGACATAGCTACGCTAATACCAAATTGATCAATTGTATCGGCGAATCCGCTAAAAGGCTCTAGTGTTTCACTTAAAAACCAATTTGCTCCGTCAGACGCTCTTCTATAAATGTAAACTTTATTATCTTCTGGGGCTCCTACTGCCATCCATGTATTAGATGCGTCCACATCAAAACTAGTACCAAAATTTTCAAAAGTAGAACTGTTATAATATGCATTATTTTCTATTTTATTAAGCTCAGTAAATTGTTTTGTTTGATTAATGACATTCCATTTGCCGTTTGAATCGCTATCGATCCAAAACTTATTGCCTTCTTCGGTTAGTTGCATGGTTTTAATTGTTTCGTAATCAGCAAGTCTAACAGATTCAAATACACTTACAAATGCATTAACTGTTTCTAATTCTGCAAATTCAGCGTCAATGATTATTACATTATTACTAACTGTTACAACTTTATAAAATGCATCGTTGTCTTCAGCATTATATAAACCTATAACATCGCCCTCGGACACACCTGTTACTGTTCTAGTAGCGTTTAGTATCATACCAGTGCTATCTGCAATAATGCTTGATATTTTTATAGTTGTGCTAACATGTTTTAGAACATCCCAGTCATTGTTTTTATTTGCTACCCAAATAAAATTATCAACATTTACGTCGTCGATGTTTAAGTTTATAATGTCATCGTATAGATAAACACTGTGATCTACATCTTCCATGTTTACATAGCCAGCAGTCTTACTAAATTCTTGCTGTGTATATTTTGTAGGAAATGGCGCAGTATTATAATTAGTAGGTTGTACAAGTGTATCTGCGTCGTTGACACGATAAATTAAATCTAACGGATTACTAGGTTTTAAGGTTACAATCTCTACTGCTTGCGGTTGAGCTTTAAATTGTGATTCATCTAACACATATTCTACTTCTTCAAAACCGTCGGCAACACCATATTGACCTTGTTTAATTGCCCATTCTTCGTAAAACTCTAAACTATCTTTGTCTGAACTTCCAAGTACGTCAAATAATTTGTCAAATGCATTACGAGTACCTTTCTCTCTAATAAATCCTTGGTAGAATTTGTACTGGCTAACGTCATCGTTGATTATATTTGCTAGATAATCACGTTTTTGATAGCCTATTAAATGTTGAGCAAGTTTTTGTTGACTTGCGTCAAAATTATCAGTATCTAAATCGTAAAAATCTGCAAACTGTACTGTTCTATAATCTAAATTTGTAGTCAGTTGACTTGTAGGTTTTTCATCTAACTTAATGTATTCGTTTTCGTTAAAAGTTTCTTCGCCAGGATTTTTAAATTTAGAAATATAATAGTACTCTTTATATTTTACTACATCGCCTACATTATAATCTGTATACGGAGACCAATCTTGGATAACAACTTCGTCATATAAGAAGCCAGGAATATTTACACTGCCGTCCCAGCTGGTGCTCTTGTAGCCTATTGCAAAAATTCTATCTTGTCTATACCCTAGTTCAGCATTATATAAAACATCATTAAAAACAGTTCTGCTATCAAGAACTAAAACATGTTCTTTTTGTACTAAAGGTAATTGCAGTGAATAAATTCCTGCAGCAGTATTTTTTAGAGTTAATGTAAATTCGTTGCCGTCTCTAGCAATAGAAATAAATCGTCTATCTAGAGGTTGACCATTAATATCTAATATGCTATAGTCATAGAAATTATCAAAAATATTATCTACAATTCTATAAGGCTTTTGGAATTTAATTTGACTTGCACACGGACTTAGTGATATTAGAGAGCCTTCGCCCCATTCTTGTGTTGTCCAGAATAAAAATTCTTTAACACTTAGGTCCCAATTTTCTACAGTTTCTAAATTATCGTTAAATCTGTCAAATGCAAACCCTTGTAATTCTAAATACGCCTGATACCCTAATAAAAAGTCTACTACTTCTTGTATTTCTGTAAAAAGAGTACCGTACGGAACTTCTAAAGTTCTTTCTGCAAAACTTCTGCGGAATAAAGCATCTCTGCCTCCTACTGTAGGTAAAAACGGAAGTTTAGCAAATTTATCTATATCAAACGTTGCTTCACTCACATGCTGCGTTTTTACACGGTAATACTCGCTGTTATACCTTACATTTAACCCTGCAACATATTGTTGATCTTCTGCCCACTCTATAAACTCTTCTGTAACTCCACCTACGTTAATAGTTGGATCTGTGGTTTTAGTTATTGGTTCTAGAACTGTAAAACTAGAAGTAGTCCTGTCGTATCCTTGAACAATATATCCAGCACCTGTTCTTTCTATGATTACGCCACTATATGTAATTGTTTCTATTGGACTACTTGTATTGAATTTAATTTCGTAGTTTTCTTGTGGTACAAATACGTTTCCTTTATTCAGCGGAGTTCTACTATCTAATACAAGATTAAATTTAGAAATGTCCGAATAGCCGCCTAGTTTATAACCTAGCTTTACATCTAAGTTTTGACAATAGGTTTTGTATTCTTCGTATGATTTTACAACATCGCTATTTAGATAATCGCTTACAAAATTTACAAGACCTCTTGTAGCAATTCTTGCAGTATCAGAATACACATTAGGAAAAACTAAATCTTGTATTTTTATAGGCTGTTCTGTATCAACATGAACAATTTGATCTGCTAAATTAACTTTTAATCTAGAAAGATCGAATAATTTTGTAATTAATTCGCCAGGTTTATTTAAAAGCATTGCTTTTAATAAACTGTATCTATAATGACTAGAGCGCCTCCATGCTGTTTCAGCAGGAGCTTCGTCGCCAAATTTCCACTCTGCTTTTGCTAGTTTTTGTACATAACCTTGAGCATATCCAGTATTATAAGGACTTAGTAAATTTCCTTGCGCATCTACAGGAATATAGGAAGTTAAATTTGTTCTTGCATACTTAGAGTTTTCTTCTGCAGGTACACCAGGGGCTCTAATAATTCCTTGCTCTATATCTTCCCACATTAGCAAGTTGTTGCTAGTGTAAGGCGCTGCACCGTACTCGTCTTCCCACCAACTTGGCATAATTGAAAAACCAAGACATTCCCAGGGATGAGTATGCGGACGATCAGTGTCTAAATAATTTTTGTATATAGATCTCCAAAATCCTGGTAACACATTGTCGTTAGGATCAACCATACTAGAATAATTATAAGTAAACGAATTAAATTCATTAAAGATTACATTAGTACTATAATCAATGTTACCGGCTAGTTTTGCCCAGGCTATAAAATCAGGTATTAAAACTGAGTCAATTTGTTGCTTGCTTACACCTGTATTTCTATCAGAACTTGATATAATATCATAGATATTAAACAGTCTTTCATTATAGGTTTGCTTGATATTATTGTATATTCTAAGTTCTAACTCTAATACAAGATCGTCTCTGTAATCATCAAATGCATGAATAATACTTCCATCGTGTCCCTGGATTACTTTTGTGTTTGATAGATATGTGTCATCTACATAAATTTTTGGCTCGTATTTAGGAAATATTCCTAGTTTAGTAGGCGTAGGAGGAATATAAGATCCGTCAGTAGATTCAAATTCTTTAATTACAATTCTATCACCTAATTGTTTTTCTGTGTTTACAATACAAAATCCTTCGCTGTCAAAGGTATAATCCTTGCCATAGGTTAATTGTATTTCGTTCTGATAAACATAAACTGCTCTTGGCGATATTTCTTGTATATCGAAAGGTTGCGATAACGCAAAGAAAACACTGTCAACATCGACAACTTCATAATCACGAGTTACTGCGTTTGCAAATCCAGCCATTTGTGAAAAATAAAATGGCATGCTAGGATCTTTATCTCTAGTAAGATTTTGTAAAATTCTGTCTACCATTTCAGCAGGAGCAGCATCAAAACCTAGTGTTTCTGCTTCAGTTAAAAATTGTCTTTTAAACTTTGCATATTCATTGCCAACAAAATCTATTGCTTTTTTAATATTGTACTCTTTGTTTGTTACATGGAACATTGTTAAAGGTAAAGTATTAGAGTGTTTTACAAATCTATTACCGTACTTTGCAATGTCGCCTAGATCTCTTACATTATTGACACCAAATATTTCTCCAGAAAATCCTGGTAAATCATCTATCATAGTGTTTAAATGATCATTGATTGACCCAAGTGTAGCAGTAGTAAAGTCGTTGTTCTGCGGATTACGTTCTAAATTCTTTGGAACTTCGTAATATCCGTTGCCGTTACACGGAGCTGAACTTTTTGTTCTAAAAACAACTTTTTGGCCTACATCTAAATCTGTGTTAAAGTTAACATATAACCTATTGTTTATATTTTCAATATCATAATCAATGCGGTCTTGTTTAAAATCATTGTCAACAAATACCTTAACTTCTAAATCACTTAATACTCCAGCAGAGTCATACATATCAATTTCAAAGAGATTTGTCTGAGTAGAATCTACAACATATTGTCTTAACACTGGCTGATAGGATTTTCTAAAACCTTTTGCCCAACCGTTATGATATGAAAAATCTAGGGTTTCGTCATATACTTTAAGATACGATTCGCTTGTTTTGTATACAGCACTTTGTAATTGTGTGTTATCTTGATATCTAACTTCTTGATTAGGCAAAGTCCAATTGAATGTAATGTCACCAACATTTTCGATGGTTCTATATGTAAGAGGAAATCCTAGTTCAGTGTCTGCTGTTCCTGTACCTTGAGCATATTCAAATATTGTTACTCCAGTAAAGTCACTAGAAGGATACGTAGTAGAATCTTTTAAATTTTCGCCGTTGGCATCGAATAAATCAAATTTCGGTGGTTGATTTACTCTGGTTTTCTGTTGTCCTTTATACCAAACTCCAGAAGTATAATGCCACATTGCGCCACGATTTTCGTCACCTTGCTTAACTAAAACTGTTTCGCCTTCTACAGGGTCTGTATCGTCAACAGTGATTAATGCAATTTGACGTCGGTCTACAATATTTTCGCTGTTTTGTTGGGTGATAAATTTAACTTCAAATATTTTGTTCTTTACTAAAATATCTGTATCAGCTGTAAAGAGTATACGCATACCTTCACTTATATCAACACCGTCAATATTATATCCAGCGGAACCTTCTATTGTAGAAAATACATCAGTTGTAAACGTGTCAACTAGGTCTACTGCTGGTTTTTCTTTTACTCCAAAATTATATAACTTAACACCGCTTTTAAATTCTATAATAGGTCGTTTTGCTCTAGCATCTTGATTAAGATCTGCAGGCTGGCCATTAATTTCTGCGCTTTGCTCGATTACACTTTTATGAAACCATCTGTTGTACTTTGACCAGGCGTTACCATCGACAGCACTTTTATTGATAGTAATATAATCTTTTTCTGCAGGGTAAGAAGCAGCATTACCAAAAGGCAATCTATCAAATGCATTTGTGTCAAAAGGTATTAATTGGTCTGCGGCAAATTGATTAGGAATTTCTAAATCTTTTTCTGGTATTAATTTTATTCCAGCGCCTACACCTTCTACATAATAAGCACTTTCGCCGTAGATTTCTGGAGTAACTTTTCCTTTAAATTCTACTTTCATACCGTTAGATAATTTTATATTATTACCGCTGGTATAATTTAATTTTCCCAGAATTTCGTCTTCTACATTTATAAAACTATTTTCATCAATGTCTAAAACAATAAACAAGCCGTAAGTATTAGGGTCGTTTTCATCTACATAGTATAGTAAATCAGGAGTGTCGTTATCAACTGTGAAAGTAATACTACCTTCTTCAACTCCTTGCTCACTAACTCCGTCATTATAGATAAAGTCTTCTCCTGCTCGACTTGCAGTTTTTATATAGAACGGCTTACCCGGTGTGTTAATCGTAAATGTATAGGTTTGCCCTCTATATAAACGAATATTAGGATTTTGTGTTAGACCGTCAGGAAAGAAAACGTAACCTTTGTTATCAGCATTGTCTCTTGCAATAACCTGAATTTCTGTTTCTACATCTGCTGACTGTCCTAATATTCCTATAGTTTGTGGTCCGTAAGGTAACCAATAATACTCGCGGAAGTTTACAAACTTATCCCAATCAATTAAAGGATCCCATGAATAGTATTCTTGTTCGTTTAGTTTATTATGATCGTCAACATCAACTTTAAAGTTTTTAAGTTGATTGATATAATCCATATAGTCTTTATAAAATACAGTATTACCAATTGTATCTTCGATAAGAACTGCTGGTTCTAATTGATAATTAATTCTGTTTAAAGATACATCGCCTACATAATTGTCATCAGAAGTATATGCTTTGGTTATTCGTCTGCCGATAAAACCGTTTACTTTTTCAGCTACACCAGGTTGTAATAATTGATCAAGAGTACTGGCTAAAAACTTTTTGTTAAAATTAGTTCTAAAATATTTAGGTAAAAAGTTATAACTTTCTCTGTTTTCGTCATCACCTACTGGTAGTGCTGGATCGGATTGATTATTATCGTAAGCCATTAGTAAGTACTTCCTCCGGAGCTGGTTATAACTTGATTACTTGTTGGTAGTGCAGTTGATATAGATCCAGAAACTTGTAGTTGACTTGCTGTTACTGCATCTATAATTTCTACATCATCTACTGTTGCACTACTAATAAAAATTTCGTCTGTTTCGCATTTTACTTCGTACATCGTACCAAATGCTTTGTTAGTTTGTGTTGGTACTATAACAAAAGTATTAATATCCGGAGCAAGTTCGTTGATTACATATGCTGACAATTCTGAGAAGTAAAATGTTTCACCGAAGTCCCAATTTTCTAATGCAAAAAATTGATTGATTGCACTAATGACTCTTGCTTTTATGTCGTTATCATTAAGCACAATATCTTTGTTTTTAACAATTTTAAATTTTGCTTGTAGCACTTCTTCAGCCTTTGATCCAAATAAGTTTTTGTACTTAACAGGATGATAAATTAGTTCATCACTAACTGATTTAATTTTATTAAGATCAGTGCCGTAACTTCTAAATAAACTATCACTGCTAGGAGGCAATGGTTCACTAGAAACTGCATTTTGCAACCATTGTCTATAAAGTGTGTCGTATCCTTTTGTAAGCAAATATAAATCTAAAATATTACTACTACTTGGATCAATTCTACTTGCATCATCAGCATTGTGAACATATTGGAATTTAATGCTAGAAATTCCAATAAATGCTTTATAATCTGTAGTCAATACTAATTTATTATTTTCGCTATCTAAGATATAAAAAGAATTACTTAATACAAAATAAAAAATCTGTCCGTTTGTATATCTAGTTAATGGCAGAAGATCTGCCTGACTGTTTAGAGCGATTACTGTAGATTGGTCTTCAATTAATCTAAAATCTTCATAGCTTTCGTTTGTTGTATATTTTTCTTGGAAAATATATTTTGTAACAGTATTTGTTGTAGGTTGAACTATTTCTGTAAACATATCAGGATTATCAATAGTACCATCTTTGTCTGTATCAAAGAATGTTACAATCACTTTTGAGCTATCTACATATCCTTCACTGTCTCTATATGCTTTTGTTACTTCCCAAGGATAATCAACTGTAAAACTCTCGTTTACATCGGGCTTTCGATTAACACTTAAAAACTTGATTTGATCTTCAATAACTTTACCAGTTTTAGTATCGTAAATTTTAGAAGAATCATCTTTGTAAAAACGACACTGTTTTATACTTTCAAATACATATCTTAAATTACGTCTTGTAACTGTATAAGTTTCTCCGTCTGTGATAAATCGAAAAATCCAACTAGAATCTAATTGCTGATTAGTAGTATCGCCGGTTTTACCTGTGCTAAAGTTACCATATAAGTCTATATTATTTTCATTAATAACTTTCCATTCTCCAGAATTTCTGTCAAATCTTATACCAAATGGATTGTTAGAAAATATTTGATTGATTACTTGTGTTTTAACTTCATTGCTTAATGCATTAGGAATTCTAGGAATAACAGATGAAATAATAGCTCCAGTTGGTATAACTTCGTTTACCAAAATTCCCCCGTCGTTATTTGCATTTGTTCCGTCTGTTGCAACACTTACAACTTTTGCCCATATATAATTTACTGCACCGGGATGATCTGCATCCCCGTCCATTAATGAATTATTGTCATTAGTCATAAAATGTTGACCGGCTGGCGCAGTAAATTTAACCAATGATCCTTCTTTGATAAATCTTAATTGATTAGATGCAAAAGAAGAAACCGTGTATGGTAATCTATCAACATCTAAAATTATACCAGAACTTTGATTTGTTTCTGTGGTTAGTTGACTCCAAGTTGGATTCAAATCTTCTGTAAAAATTCTTGGAAATTTAGCATAATAAAAATTTGTAATTTCTTCGTCGCCTAATAAAGGTATAATTTGATTTTCAATAATGCCTTCTATGTCAGTTTTTGTTGCATAGGTAAAGGTAAAATTCTTTTCAAGTTCTTCTCTGTATAAAACACCGTCAGTTGCAAATAAGTTTGTATTTGAGTACTTTCCTGTTGCATCTGTTAAATCGAAATATCTTGAAATTCCACTAGATGTTCTATTAACGGTTTTTGTTTTAATAATTTCTTGACTAGTAGACAAAGGAGCAATATTGTAATCCTCTGCTGTAATCATTCTGTTTTGTGTGTAATAATTACGTGGCGCACTTTGTTTAATACTTGCATTAGTTTCCGACGTGCTTGAATTATCCACTGTATATTGCAAAGACATTGTAACAGTAATTGCTTCAGATTTTCCTGCTCTGCTAATATACGGAACTGTAATGCTAATGTTTGACATTTCATTAGGCTTAATTGTAATACGTTTGTTAGCACTGGTTCTATAATAAACACGGAAATTACCCTTAGGTAAAGTTCCAAAGACGCCATCACTAAACACTAATCCTATTCTATCGTCAGGTCTAGTTGTTACAGCATAGATATCTCTAATTCCTGCTTGGACACTGTTATAGATAACATTGTTTCCTTCTGTGCTATCTACTTTTGTCCAGAAATCACTTTCAAAACCGTCTTCATCTAATTTGTATAACCAGACATCGGAATTATTAATGTTTCTCGTATCAACATCTACAACTTGATTAGGAATAGGAGTTCCTACTACAAAGTCTCCGCTGTCTAGTTGACCTTGACGGAAGTGTGCAAAGAATCCTGTATTTGTACTTCCTGCACCCTTCGAATCATTTCTATATACAAACCCAAAGTTATTTCCTAGCACAGGAATTTCTTCTTCTAAATTACCGTCTTGCACATCCACTGACGTAACTTCAAAAGGATAACTTGCGCCGTCTACTGTTTTAGAAAAACTATAAACAGGAATATCTGTATTAATAGCATTAAACTTATATTGTTCTGTTTGTATTCCTGCTACTGTATCTTTTTTGTAAGGCTTACCAAATACACCGTTAAATGGAAGCGATGCATTTAAAATCTTAATAAATTGTTCGTACCAATTAGGATTAGTAGTATCGTTCCACTGAATATCTAATCCTGATAAATTTTGTCCGTTACTGTCAACAATATCTTCTGTGGTTGTAACACTGTCAAATTTTAGGAGTCCGCTTGCAGGTATATTTCTTTTAGGATTATAAGATAACAACCGTGCAAGTCGTAGTACACTTTCTCTACGCTCTGCTAGTTCTATAAAGTTTTCTCTAGCATTTAAATCTATACGGAAACTTATGTTTTGTCCAAGGAAAGCAATAAGGTCAATAAGTGCTAGATATTCCGAACTTTCAATGTAATCATTGAAATCTTCTGGATAGTTTTGACGCAGATAGTTAATCATTGTTCTGCGTAAATTATCAAAATCGTAGCTTTGGAAATCTGCGTATCTAAAACTTTGATAGATACGTTTCCAATCTTCTGCTACTAATAATCTATTTTGTCTATCGGTTGATGACATATTATATTCCTTGAACTTTTATTACAATATTTATATGAAATAATAAAGTGCGCATTTAATACATGCCGCTGTCTTCATCAAATTTAAGTTGCATTTTTTCCGATATATTGTAAGGAAGATAAGTCAACTCTACTTCAATTTGTATACCACTTTCGTAACTAGATACAAGAACTTGGTCAACTTGTACTCTAGGATCATAGTTTACAATTTCTGTTACATTATTTGCTATTGCTTGTTTTAAATCGTCAGTGAGAGGATCATAAAGTACGTCCCAAATAATTGTACCAAACTCGGGATTTTGTAATCTTTCTCCCTGCCTTATATGGAAATGATTAATAATATCCTGTTTTATAAGACTTAAATCATAGAGTACAGGACTTGTAGATTCTCGATTTACAGTAGATACACCCCTATAGGCTTTACTCGACGGAACTTTAGTTCTATCTTGTCCTATGCTAATTTGATTGTATAATTTCTTTTCTACGGAGCTCATAGCGTATTTATTTTATAATCCTTTCCTAAATGTATCAGGCGTTAACACAGGTGTTGGATCCTCTATAGGTTCGTCTGTGTTTGCCCTGTCAGTGTTTGTAGGTTTAAATTTACTGCCATCTAAATTTTCATGATGTATCCACGGTTCGCCTTGCGGTACTCGTTTCATTATTACTTCGTCCTCGCCTGGCAGGGTATGCGTCTTAAGCGGAGACGCAATAGCGGCTTCCGCTGCTTGCGGTCCGTTATGGTGTATTACACTAGCCGTTTCGGTGTGTACACCGCCACTTAACATATCTGTTGTTCCAAACAATGCAGTAAATTTATTGTTATTTTCAGTGTGTAAATCAAAATTATTACCTGTGGTAATTTTACCGTCATTGCCTATTACTAATTGGAAGTTTACAATGCTTTCCATGGTAATGCCGTTATTTGCTTTAATATTAAAATTACGTCCTGCTTCAAAATTAAAATCTCTATCTGCTTTAAAATTAAAGTCATTTTTTGTGTGAATGCTTACACTGTCGTCTGCAAAAATATCTATTTTGCCATCGCTGGTCATTTCTATCCAACTAGTGCCCCTTGCATTACCAATGTAAATCAAGTCTTCACTATTGTGTAATAAAATTTGATGACCTGTTCTAGTACGTAATCTAACTAGTTCATTGTGAGGCCTTGTAACATCACCGTCTCGTGTTTCACCGCGTTCTACATTGGCATAATCTAATGGACCTACAGCAGGATGTTCTTTGCGTAGAAATTTATCATCACCGTCATCCATCACTAAACTAGAGCCACCAAGTCTATTTGTAAAAATTGTTGCTTTAGCTTCAAACGGCCCCATACTAAACTTAGGAGCACCATTTCGTTTGTCAACAGGTCCTGGTGTAGATATACCAAAAACAGAACTAGGTAATTCTCGTCTAGCACTAGAAGTTGTATAACCTCTAGTTTCATCTGTATCTAATCCTTGATTATGCAAAACTTTATATTGATCAGTATGCACAGGTTTGTTTTTTAAAGTGTAATCTATTTTACCTTTTTCTTTTTTGTCTTCTTTGTTATATTCTGCAACAGGACGCATTACTTTGTCTTTGTTAAATGTAGTACTTGCATTACCAGGTGTCATAAAATTCATACCTGTGTCTTGAATACAGCCAATCCAAAATGCATTTGATATATCGTTGTTTACAAACATTACTAAGACTTTTGTTTGCAGATCTGGCGGGACCATCCACATACCGTAAGATTTTTGTGATAACTCATATCCTGGGCTAGCATTTGTTGCGTCAGTAGGTGTTACACCGTAAAAAGGAGAAAGATATCTTGCTGTTACAATTTGTCCTGTACGCTCTGGCTGATTTCCTGCTCGGCTAGACCCTCTTAGTAATTCTACTTGCAACGCTCCTTGGTATTCTCCGTCTAAATAATTTACAACTACTGCTTCAAAAGGACCTGGTCCTAGAGTGTCTAATATATTAGAACTTCTACTCATTAGAACGGACTCCTTCTGTCATCTTCACTAAGTTCCGGTGACGGTATTTCTAAGATAGGTGCAGTTTTAGTTTTTTGTCTATCATTCATGCTTTCTGCTGCTGTTCCTGTCTTAACTGCGCCAACTCCTGTGCTTACTTCGCTGTTATCTTGATCTTGTCTACGCAATAGTGTTAATTCCTGTTTAAATTGATTTTGACTAATCGAATGTCTAACTAGTGTAACTTGATACAATCCGCTATAAGGTTTAACTATTCCAAAATCTTCTGGAAATGTCATTGTTTCTTCACCGTAATCTATAGGAGAACGGAACAGTAAATTAATATCAACTTCACCGTTTTGATAATTCATAGTTCCGTCTTCGTTTATATTTGTAAAACTTGTATCAGGTGCATTATAATTGCCTAATCCGCTGTCACTCAAATAATATGGATCTCCCATAATAGTCATATTAACCATTACCATATCAACACCTGAGATTATAGAATCTCTAAAGTTTCGTGCAATTCTTGTTTTGGCATCATCGTAAGGTGTTCCGCCCGACTTACCAGTTTCACTTTCTACAACTTCTTGTGTTTTCTTTAAACCTTCGCTAGGATAATAATTATTTTGACCTTCACCTGTAACAGTTTCATATGCATCGTCAGTGTTACTTGCAGAATTTTGTTTGCCTAATCTGTCGGAAGCACTTACACTGTTTCTATCTGCAGACAATGGAGTAAAGTATTGATAGTCAAATTTAACTTCTAAATCTAATATGTCTTTGTTTGCGCCTGTGTAAAAATAATTGTATTCTTTGGCTGCTTGTTTTTTTAATTTATCTATGCCAACAGAAGCCGCAGTAGGTGCTTTAAATTTACTGTGATGTATTTTATAAGGCACTACTTTATAAACATAAACATGTGCATCACGACCTGTTCTATTTTTATTAGAACCTACTGGATAAACCTGCGACTCTATCCTAAACCAATTAACCATGCCTTCGTTTTCTTGTATGTTTTCTAATTGATTAGCTAGAGACTTTCCGTATTCGCTGTTTATTAATATTTCTTCTATAATATCTTGTATTCTAGATCCTTGCTTAAAGACAAAATTTCTTAGATCTTTTTTAATTTGAACTTCTATGCTATCTCGTCTATAAATTTTAGCATCCGAGTCATAGGTAAATGCAGGCTTTCCTAGAGGATTTTGTCCTGGTTGTAAGAAATCGTCTACCATTTCTGCTGTTGCTATTTCATTAAATTTAGTAGGTGTTTCTGCAAACAATTTTATTGCTTCGCCAAGCCTACTTCTGCCTTCTATAGTACTACTAACACTGCTTATGAAGTTAGTAAAATCGCCCGGTGCTAACGTATTATCATCTGGGCCTGAACTTGTTACACTTTGATATAATTGATCTAAGTTTGTAGCACCTTCTTCTGTCGCGGCCGTTGCTACAACACTATCGTTAGAAGTTCCTTCCTGTACATCATTTATTGCTGTTTTAGTTCTAGGAAACATGATAACAATTTGGTCGGCTTGATTAACTTGATTTTTAGCTTCTAGGCTTTGAGCTCTGTCATTGATCACCGTAGCAAGACTTTGTGCGCCTGATTGTAGAATTTCGCTTACAGTTCTACCTGTAATAGTTACATCGGTTTTTACTGTTTGAACATTATCATCAAATGCTATATCGTTTGCGGCAATAGCTGTTACTTCGTATTTAGATCCTGCTTGATCAACTGTGAAAATAACGTTGGTCAGCATTATAGGAATCATCCTAGTACTATAAGGAGCTACTCTAGTATTATTATTTTCGTCAAACCCTTGGAATTTTATTGTTAAAAGATAGTTTGCTTCTATATGACTAGAGTATTTTAACTCAGCGGCTGCAACATGTAGGGTCTGTAAAAATAGTCCCATGCTGTACGGTTCAATTACTGTAAATCTAATTGTAGTTGCATTAGTAGCCTGCGTTTTGCTGTTAGGAGCAATTAAACTGTCAATTTCTATTTCGTCTATATAGTATTCTAGTCGTGTTTTTAGTTTATCTTCGTAGGTTGTTGTAATCTTATCTGCACCTAATCCTCCTCCAGATCTTAAAATAATATTTGAAGGACCATTACTGCGATATGTAGTAACAGGATCAATACTTTCTTGGCGGCTTAAAATAGCTAGTTCTGAAATAACATTCATCGAAGTAAATGATTCAAGTGTATTTGGCCAAGGAGCAGGAGTTGTACCAGGTTCAAATTCTGCCGGAGGAGTTATGCTCCCTATAGGTCCTGGTTCGCTATCAGTACTAGTTGCTTGTATTTTATCAGGATTTACTGTTGTAGAGTATGCATCATCAGAATTTGATGCTAAAGGATTATTTGTATCATACGCATCATCAGTATTACTAACACCTTTAACGTTAATAGCACTACTTAATTCTTGTGTAATTGCTTTATTGACTCCGGCAATTCCAGATTCTTCTACAAGACCTTTAACGCCTTGGGCCGTTTCTTTTAAGATACCTATAGTTTTATTTTTAGCGGCATTTATCAATGACTGTGCTGACATATTAGATTCCTAGCAGTCTTTTTAATTTTGATCCTTTAGGTAGGTAAATCACTGTTCCAGGCTTTAAATCAAAAATTGGATCTTTTATAATATCCATGTTTCTTTGTGCAAACACCCACCATAATTTAGGAGTGTCATACAAATCATAGGCTAATAAATCTGGTCTGTATGTATATTGTGGTTGTATTTCATACAATATATCATCGCTTTCGGCAGGTATTGGTCTAACTTTAATTGTGTCTAAATACCCGTTAGAATTAATAGGAGTTTTGTTCCAAGGACTTGTTGAGGAATATCTAGCCATTATAAGTATCCTTCTCCGCTGTTAATATATCCGCCGTTAATAAATTTAGCAAGATTAAACTGTTCAACTTTAGATCTACTGTAAATTGGTTGTACTGTTACAGTAAATGTTGACTGTGTTGGCACCCAAGAAACTGCATTTCCGCTAGCACTTGTATCCGGAGCATCTTTAATACCTTCTATACCTTTACCATAAGAATATTCACCGTTAGAATTTAATTCTGCACGGATATAATCAACATCTTGCGGCATGTCAACCATGAAACTTTGTACAACTACAGGAACATTATCAAAAACATAATCACCGTAGCCATTTAATTTTACAATCGGCGGAGGATTTCCTTGGTAGGCTCCGCTTCCTGCACCGTAAAACATTTTTGTTACAGATCTTAGATAATGCATAGCTGCAATCCAGTATTCTGCATCAAACGAATTCTCTACAAAAAATTCTCCGCTGATTACAAGCTGGTCAACCGAACTATTTTCGTAATTTAAAAAAGGATAATTACTATGTACAGGTTGTAATGAATTATAATGAGCAGTATGTTGTACAATAATACTAGGAGTAAAAGGAAAAACTAGAGCATTGCCAGAACGAGCAAGAGGAGCTAATACACGACTATCGTAGGTTTTAGGCAAACTAAGTTTAACTCTCCAATCTTGTCCTTCGGTGCCAGTTGGAACAATTTTAGCGGCTGTTTCTGTTCTTGCTTGTTGTTCGGCTCCTTTAGGGAGTCCTGCTTTTGCTAAACGACTAGTAGCAGCAGAAAGACCTTCTGTTAATCCTGCAGCAGCTCCGCTGAGATTTCCCTGAAAACTCTCGCCTGAAGCTTTTGCACTGGCAGGAGAACTCGGTTTACCAAACCCTTGATACTTACCAGTTAGTTTAGTAAGTGTAGAAGGGGTACCGTATACTCGAGTTTGTACTCCATTAATGTCTGTAACTACAGAAGGTAATCCTGATTGTTTGGCTTTGCCTACATTAGCATTTGTTGTATTAACCTTGCCAGTACTAGGACTGATATAAGCTCTTTTTTCTTGTATTGCCATTGCATTACTCCTGATACATTATTTAGTTGACTTTTTTAACTGCGTATATTATAATATATTGAATTGTAAAGGATTTTTCATGAAACGCAAAAACTATCTTAATAATAAAGACTTGTTATTGGAAATACATAGGTCAAAAAACACATTCTGTTCTTATACAGAAAAAGAATATCATCAATATGATATTATTCTTCCTAGCATAGAAAAAATAAACATTAGAACTATTGCAGAAGCAAAAAGAAACAAAGCAAAACGCCTTTCTACTGCGGCTTATGAAGCTCGTAAAGAAGCAGGGGAGAAGGTTAAACAAGCAGAATGCGAAGTTGACTACAAAAAGATCACAAAAGAAGAACTAATTTTCCGTGTAATGACATTTGATCATATTCCGGATGATCCTACTAGAAAGAAAAATCCTAAAACTGTAGCAGATCATAAAGTAAAATTAAATTTTCCTCCATTTGTACATTATAAGTTTGACGAAGACGGTGAATTACAACTTGTAGGGAAAAGTCATTGGGTAGGAGGCATGGAAAATGGTTATTTTGATAGAGATCACGGTCAAGCAACTAATAAACTTGCTCTTATGTGGATGAAATTATGCGATCGTTATGCTACTCGTGGCAATGTTCGTGGTTATACCTATAATGACGAAATGCGTGGACAAGCAATCCTACAATTAGCACAAATTGGCTTGCAATTTGACGAATCTAAAAGTCAAAATCCATTTGCATACTACACTGCGGCAGTTACTAACTCATTTGTTAGAGTTATTAACATTGAAAAACGCAATCAGAACATTCGAGACGATATTTTAGAAATGAACGATATGAATCCTAGTTATACACGACAACATGCAGGCGAATGGGAAGCGGCTCTGAAAAGAGAAAGCGAAAATAACGATTAAATCTTTGGTTGACTTTAACATTTTCTTTTGTTATACTAACAAAAGAGGTATAGACATTGTTTAAAAAAGCAGCAGTATTCACAGACATACATTTTGGACTTAAATCCAACTCGAAACAGCATAATCAGGACTGCGAAGAATTTGTAGACTGGTTTATTCAAACTGCAAAGGATCGTGGTTGCGAAACTGCTATCTTTTGCGGTGACTGGCATCACAATCGCAACAGTTTAAACATTACTACCATGGATGCAACACTGCGTTCATTGGAAAAACTTGGTCAAGAGTTTGAACAGTTCTTTTATTTCCCAGGCAATCACGATTTGTACTACAAAGACAAGCGTGATATCCACTCTGTGGAGTTCGGAAAGCATGTTCCCGGTGTAACTGTTGTTAACGAAATCACAGAAAGCGAAGATGTGTGCTTGGTTCCGTGGTTGGTAGGCGATGAATGGAAGAAACTTCAAAAGTCTACTGCAAAATACATGTTCGGACACTTTGAATTACCGCATTTCTACATGAATGCAATGGTACAGATGCCTGATCACGGTGAACTAAAAGCCGAACACTTTGTAAATCAAGAGTATGTGTTCAGCGGTCACTTCCACAAGCGTCAAAAGCAAGGCAAGATTCACTATATTGGTAATGCTTTCCCGCACAACTATGCAGATGCATGGGATGATGAGCGTGGTATGATGATACTAGACCGTGAGAACAATGCGGAACCAGAGTATATCAACTGGCCAGACTGTCCTAAGTACCGTACATTGAAACTTTCAGAGCTGTTAGACAAAACAGAAGAAATCATTAAGAGTAAAATGTACCTTAGAGTTACTTTAGACTTGCCTATCAGCTATGAAGAAGCTCAGTTTATCAAAGAAACTTTTATTACACAATATGATTGTCGTGAAATTACACTTATTCCGCAAAAACAGATCGAAGAAATTTCAACAAACATCGATATTCAACAGTTTGAATCAGTAGATCAAATTGTGAGTAATGAAATTTCTGCTATTGACTCAGATAACTTTAATAAAAAACTGCTATTGGACATTTACAACGAACTATGATACGCATCAAAGACTTAACTGTAAAGAATTTTATGAGTGTGGGCAACCAAACTCAGGCTGTTGACTTTAACAAGGAACAGCTAACTCTTGTGCTTGGTGAAAATTTAGACCAAGGAGGTGACGATTCAGGATCGCGCAATGGTACTGGTAAAACTACGATCATTAATGCTCTTAGTTATGCGCTGTACGGCCAAGCACTGACCAACATCAAACGGAACAATCTTATTAATAAGACTAATTCTAAGGGGATGTTGGTCACCCTACACTTTGAGAAAGACGGATTAGACTATAGGATCGAGCGAGGACGTTCTCCTAATGTATTAAAATTCTTTATCAACGAACATGAACAAGAAATGACTGACGAAAGTCAAGGTGATAGTCGTAAAACTCAAGAAGAAATCAATGAACTATTAGGTATGACCCACGATATGTTCAAGCATATTGTTGCACTTAATACCTATACCGAGCCGTTTTTGAGTATGCGGCAGAACGATCAACGAGCTATTATTGAGCAACTGCTAGGTATTACTATTCTATCAGAAAAAGCAGAAGTACTCAAGGAGCAGATTAGGCAAACCAAAGACACTATCCAAGAAGAAACTGCTAAAATTACTGCTATTCAATCAGCCAATGAAAAGATCCAAAGCACTATTGAGAACTTAAAGAAGACACAGCGAGCTTGGCAGGCTAAAAAGACGCAAGACACTGAAAAATTAGAGTCGAGTATTGCAGAATTAGAAGAATTAGACATTGATGCAGAGCTCGAAGCTCACGAAAAACTAGCAAATTGGACTGAAACAAACAATGCAATAACTGTCTTAAACAAAGAGAAAAGCACATTAGATGCTGCATTATTACAAGCCGATAAGCGTGTAAAAAAGATTGAAAAAGATGTATTAAATCTGGAAGATGCTACTTGTTATACTTGTGGGCAAGCGATTCACGAAGACAAAAAACAAGAAATTCTCAGTGAAAAAGCCAAAGAATTGGAAGAAAGCATAGCATATCAGACAGAAGTTAACGGAAAACTCGGCGAAGTGTTGAAGGGTTTAGAGGATTTAGGCGATATTAGTGCAAAGCCTATTACATTCTACGAAACTATTAAAGATGCCTATGAGCATAGAAACAACGTAGATAACTTAAAGCAAGCACTGATAAGTAAGACGCAAGAAGAAGATCCATATTTGTTGCAAATCAACGAATTAACTGAAACAGCCTTACAAGAAATTGATTGGACTCCGGTAAACGAGTTAACAAGTGTTAAAGAGCACCAAGAATTCTTGTTAAAACTGCTTACAAACAAAGATTCTTTTATCCGTAAGAAGATTATTGACCAAAATCTTGCATATTTGAACAATAGATTAACAAATTATCTGGATAGACTTGGTTTACCGCATCAAGTGTTGTTCCAAAACGATTTGAATGTTGAAATTACACAACTAGGACAGGATTTAGACTTTGATAACCTGTCAAGAGGTGAAAGAAACAGACTTATACTTGGTATGAGCTTTGCATTTAGAGATGTTTGGGAAAGTTTATATCAGAATATTAACTTATTGTTCATTGATGAGCTCGTTGACAACGGACTAGACTCTAATGGTGTTGAAAATGCACTTAGTGTTATCAAGAAAATGGGTAGAGAGCGTGATAAAAATGTATTCCTAATCAGTCACAAAGATGAACTAGTAGGCAGAGTCAATCATGTTATGAAAGTTGTTAAAGAAAACGGCTTTACCAGTTATGAAAATGATATTGAAATTGTAGACTAATGGACGAAACTCACGATCAATTAGTAAAGGCTTACTTAGAATATTTTAAAGCCAACGAAAAATGGGAAACTAGACGATCGTATCGTACCTATTATGCTACGCAACGTTGGCTTAGGCAAATACAAAAATTATCAAAGGCAAAACAAAAAGAAAACACAGAAATTTTTTATCAGAAGAAAGGCGAAAACAAGAACTGAGATACTATATAAGTTCATGCAGTGGACTTATGAAGGAAAAACAATAGACTCTATACCAGATGAGTATGAAGGATTTGTTTATCTTATCACTAATCTCACTACTGGGCAAAAATACATAGGCAAAAAACTAGCCAAATTCAAAACTACCAAACCACCGCTCAAAGGCAAAAAAAATAAAAGACGTGGATACAAAGAGTCAGACTGGAAAGACTATTGGGGTTCATCTGATAGACTCAACGCTGACGTCACTGCACTAGGCCCAGAAAACTTCACAAGAGAAATACTATACCTGTGTAAAAGCAGGGCAGAAATGTCATANATNGAGGCAAGAGAACAATTTGATCGTAGAGTACTGGAAACAGATGACTACTACAACGGTATCATAAATGTTCGTGTAGGCGGATCAGACAAGTTAAGACAGGCACTTATAGAACAGGCTAACAAAACCAATACTTAAGGTTGGCGGGCCGGATGTAATACCGCTGTGGAAAAACCGATGACAATGTAATCGGACACGTACACATTGAGCAAAACCCCAATGGGCGTAGATTGATGTAGATAGATTGTTGGCTGTCGAAAAACTGCACATTACACATAAAAACTCCTTAGCACTAGGAACGAGGCGGGAGGTAATGTATTATACAGAAAGCATAAGAGCGTCTTATGCACTCTATATAGTACATAATGTCGACGTAGGTTGGGAAAGGTCAGAGCCCATTGTGTAGCAGTATAACAAACACCTATTTCCGAGTCTCGGCAGAGCTTAACTCACATGAGAATTTTTTTGATGGAACCGTAACAGGTTCCGTCTGACCAAACATAATCTACATGAGTACTAAAACAGCTTCGCTAACGCTCGCTGTTGTTTTATATACGAAGTAAGTTAGTTTGAGCGATAGCGAAAACTAAATGAGCGTTAGCTCATTTCTCGTATAAATAATACATTAGGAGTAATACAATGCAAGTTTATGACATATTAGTAGAATCAAAAAAATTAGATGAAGCAAATCCCTTAGATTATATTAAAAGAACATTTGGTAGTACAGTTGCTGCTACTAAGATCGATATGGAAAAAGATGCAAAACGTCTTACTAAAGCATACCTTGATTGGGTTAAAAGCTCTAATGTAAAAACACCTGATACTAAATCATTGTTCCAATTTATGAAACAAGTTGGTCTTCCTATTAAGAGTGAAAAAGAAATTATCCAAGCTATTCGTGATAATCCAAGTATGTCTCGTAAACTAGGAGGTATGGGTAAAGCCATTGGCGGTGCTGTTAAGAAAGGCGCACAAGCAGTAGGCAAAGCTATGAAAGGTGCTGCTCCTATTAAACCTGATGCTAATAATCCTATTGTTGCAAAAGATAGCATGTATGAAACCATTGTATTTGAAGCTCCGCTAAAGCCCAGTGATATTCAGGGAATTATCGTACAACTTTCTAAGAAAGGATTAGGTATAACCGGTCCTGGAGACGTAGCCAAAGCAAAATACGCACCAGATGCAAATAAAACTAAGCAAGGTATAAGAACTACTGGTCAGCAAATGGGTGTAAAAGGTAGTCCTGAAAGAACTGCCAAAGGCATGGAAAAACTAGCAAAAGGTGAAGCCATTCCTGCAGCACTTGCAAAAGAACTAGCTCCGTTTGTTGAACCATTACAATCTATTATGAGTGATCCGCAACTTAGAAATAGATTTATTCAGATGACTAAAAAGTTAGCTGCAGATTCGCAAAAGGCTTAATAGAATGGTAGACCACTTTTCTTAGTGGTCTCCAAGTTTTCTTTAACTAACTGACCTATAATTTCTCTTTCTTCCATTGACAAGAAATAAATGTCATCTAAACTTAAACTCCCTCGCATATACCAACTCATACGATAAAGTTCTAGTTTAAAATTTTTAGTTTGTTGTTCTAGGACCTTGACTTCTTCTAAAATTCGCTCAGTCGGCCAGGTCAAGATCCTTATGCGAAAAAATGTGCTTGATCAAATACAATAGGAACATCAAATGTTTCTGGTGCTCCTTGTGCAATTTCTTCTTCGTCAGCTTGTACTTGCATTGGTTGTATTTGGAATTTTTTCTTTTGTGAATCTAAATGATCTAATATGCCTTTGAAAAAACTTTGTTCGCAATTTGCAACAAAGTCTTCTATCATATTACGATCGGTAACAATCTCTCCGTCAACTTCGATGCTTTGAATACTTTTTACTACTGTACCAATGTTTAACTCTGTAAGTTTTTTAAAACTCTGTCTAAACACTGCTAGTTTTTGTTCTTCTTCTATGCTTTGATCATTTACTAGAGCAAATACTCGCTGTTCTTCGAAACTTTTCATTGCCTGATCGGTAAAATCTTTATAAGTCAACGGTTTTAATTTTACTGTAAACTGACCAAGTTGAACAGTATCTTCAAAATCAATATTACCAAACTGTCCTAGTAAAATTCTTAGATCAACTGAAAATCCTTTTTCTATGTCAGTGTTAGGTACATTAATATTCATGTCCATCTGTTCACCAAATGTAGCAATTCGGATTGCAATAAGAACTGCATCTAAATCTAAGGTAGGCAAGTCCCAAGCATTTTTAATTGACGGAATACACGATTGTATAACATCAACAGTTGCTTGACCATTTAACAACGCATCAGGAGTTTTAAATGAAAGCTCATCCTTTGCAGTCATTGGGTAAACAGGATGTTCACCTGTTGGTAGAAAATCTAAACTGCCTTGTGGATAATATTTTCCTTTGCTAGGCAAGGTTAGATAAATTTTAGGCTGTCTATAATATTTCTGTAAAGGATTAGTTTGCTGATCCATTGATTTAACTCCGTATAAATACATTACAATCGTATGTATCTAATATATTTATATGCGCACTTAATGGGATTTGTATAATATGGCTGGTCCAGTAAAAGGCACAATCGGAAATGACGAAGTAGTACTCAACGATGCTGCCACCGAAACCACAATGCTCGAACTCGTTAAAGCTGTCGAAGCTCTTGCAAAGATTTCTTCTGGCGATGCTAGCCAAGCTAGGGAAGCACTTAAAGATCTAGGAAACAAATCTAATAAAGCAGGCGACAGTCTAGACAATCTTGCAGATTCTGCAGATAATGCTAGTGAAAAAATAAGTGGCTGGGAAAAAATAGGCAATGCTATAGGAGGATTTACTGAAGAAGTTCTTGTAGGTGGTATGCGTATCAGTGATTTTACTAGTCACATCACAGGTCTTATTCAAGAAATACCTTATATCGGTGGACTGCTAGGCGGAAGTATACAACTATTAGTTTCTACAATTGACAGCAACATTGATAACTTCCGAGAACTAACAAATGTAGGTACAGACTTCGGCGGAAGTTTGTTTAATGCACAATTACAAGCAACAAAAGCAGGACTGTCATTAGATACATTTACTAATGTTTTAACAAACAATGCAGATGCTCTCGCACTTATGACTGGAGGATCAACCAGTGCCGCCAGAGCATTTACAGAAATAAGTGGCAATTTGCAAAGAGAGTTTGGACCTAGATTTAGCGCACTCGGCATGACCATGGAAGAAACTGCGCAATTTACAGCAGATTATTTAGAACTTCAAACACGCCTAGGCAGATCGCAACGCATGGATAATTTTCAGCTTACTCAAGGAACTGCTGTGTTTATCGAACAACTAGATAGACTAGCAAAAGTAACTGGTAAACGTAGAGAACAAGTTGCCGCAGAACTTAAAGAATTTGCAGACGATAGAAGACTTAAAGCTCTGTTATCAGCATTAGATCCCGCAGTAAAAGCACAGATTGACGGAACATTGTCTTTGTTAAAAGGCGCAAGTCCAGACTTGCAAAACATTGTTACAGAACTTATTGGAACATCAGGTGTACCTATTTCAGATCAAGCAAAGGCGTTAGCTGTTATTAATCCAAGTCTTAGAAGCATGGCAAAAGGTCTGTCGGACGGAACGGTTACACAAGAGCAGTATGCCGAAGAAGTTAGAAAGACAGCAAGACGTATAGGAGCAAGTTCAATTGAGCAGGCTAGATTTAGATCACAATTAATTGCACTAGGTGTTCCTATAGCTGAAGTAGAGGCAATGTTAATTGGGTTAGACAATGTAGGTAAAGATCTTACTACAGCTCAACAACAGCAACTAGATGCAGCTACAAGAGGTAATCAAGGCTTGCTAGACTTCGAAAGAAGAATAACACAAGCCCGTAATGTAATTTTAGGTACATTAATCGAAAGCGGTATATTCCAAAGTCTAGAATACATGCTGAATGACATTGTTGATTTCTTTACAGGTCCAGACGGTATTGACACTGTTCGAGAAGCAGTAGGCGTAGTAGGAGATTTTATCAGCGGATTTGTTGCAGATGTTAAAGCCTTGGGTTTAGTTGAAACAATTAAAATGTATGTTTCAGATGCATTTAGTGGTCTCGGTGATATGATAAAACAGTTTATCTTTGGCTCTGACAAACCTTTAGACAACACACAAAAAATCAAAGAAACAGAAACTACAGTATCAAAGTTAGAAACAGAACGATTATCTCTACAAGAAAATATTATTGCAGGCAACTTGTCAGGAGAAGAAGCAGAAAAAGCGGCTGGAAAAATACAACAATTAACAAAACAAATTGATCATTTGAACGCTAAAAAAACAGAACTTGCTAAAGAACAAGGTCAAAAAGACGAAGGATTAGTAGGTGCAATTTTTGGAGACTTGACACTATTAGAAACTGCTGGGTTAACTATTGCAGGTATATTAGGCACAGGTGGTGCAGTTTATGTGGCATTTAAAGCATTTGCAACAGTTCTTGCAGGGTTTGGTGCTCCGCAGGTTATGGCTGGAGCAGCAGTTGTTGGCGGATTAGTGCTAGCATCAGGTGCAGCAGTTAAACTAGTAGGAGACGGTGTAGATAGTGTAGGAGACGGCTTGCTTAAAGTAGCAGATGCTATGGAGCAAATGTCTAAAATACAAGGTGCTGATAATATTAAGACTATTACAGATGCACTAGGCGATTTAGGTCCTGCACTTTTATTCTTAATTGGTAACAATGTATTTGATAAAATAGCAAAATTCTTTGGATCAGGTTCTCCATTTGACAGTTTAATTGAAGGTGTTAATAAATTTGAATCTGCTAATATGCAAGCAGTTAGCAACATTAGAGATGTAGGCACAGGATTAGAAGCCTTGTCAGGAGTAACAAATGATCTTGACACAACGCCAATTATAAGTTATACTGAAGCTATAGAAGAACTAGTTGAAGCGTTGAATAAATTAAATGACGAATTAGCTGAAGACAATGAAGGTATACTTGGAGGTGGTACCGGCGTTGCAGCTGCAGATTTACTGCAAAATGTAACCGGAGGTGGACGTTCAGACAAGCTAGATGAGTTAAATAACACTATGATGATGGTTCTACAAACCTTGCAACAAATGAATAACACTGGACGCAGACAACTAAGAGCAACAGAAGGAATGGGCAACACAGTCCAATAAAATAATGAGCTGGAAAAAATACTTTACACCTGTACCAACAGGAAATAATACATCAGGATCGTACAGTCCAATGGGCGGTAGAGCTTCAGGCGTTCAGCCAGGACCTGCACAAACGAATTATTCATCATATCTTCCAGATGTTTACGTAGGCTCACCTAATCGTGTTGAGCGTTACGGACAATACAATACAATGGATTTAGATTCAGAAGTAAATGCTGCTCTTGATATTCTTGCTGAATTCTGCACACAACAAAACAAAAGAAATAAAACAAACTTTATCATAGACTTTAAAAAAGAAGCAACTAATTCTGAAGTAACTATTATCCAGCAATATCTACAGCAATGGTGTAAAATACAAAAGTTTGAAACTAGAATGTTTCGTATATTCCGTAATATTTTCAAGTACGGTGACGGATTCTTTATTCGTGATCCTGAAAATAAAAAATGGTATCACGTAGATCCTGCAAATGTAACTAGTATTATTGTAAATGAAAGCGAAGGCAAAGAACCTGAGCAGTATATTATTAAAAACTTTAATATGAATTTTAGAGATATGGTTGCTACAACACCATATCAAACAAATGGTAATGTTACAGGTGGCGGCGACGGATATTTAACAGGTGGCGTTCGCGGAATGACCGGCGGACAACAACACAGCACACAGGGTAGTCGTTTCCAAAGAGAAGAAAACGAAATAGCAGTAGATGCAAAGCATATGGTACATCTAAGTCTGTCAGAAGGATTAGATAACAACTTCCCGTTCGGTAATTCATTATTAGAAACAGTATTTAAAGTATTCAAACAAAAAGAATTGCTTGAAGATGCGATCATTATCTATCGTGTCCAAAGAGCTCCAGAAAGAAGAGTATTCTACATTGATGTGGGTAACATGCCTTCACACCTTGCTATGCAGTTTGTGGAGCGTGTTAAAACGGAAATTCATCAAAGACGAATCCCATCGGCAACAGGGGGAGGCCAGAATGTTGTAGACAGTTCGTATAATCCCCTGTCAATCAATGAAGATTACTTCTTCCCACAAACAGCTGAAGGGCGTGGTTCTAAAGTAGAAACACTACCAGGCGGCACTAACCTAGGAGAGATTGATGATCTTAGATATTTTACTAATAAGCTCGTACGCGGTTTACGAATACCTTCCAGTTATCTCCCTACNGGAGCTGATGATTCAGCAGCTCAGTACAACGACGGCAGAGTAGGTACAGCATATATTCAAGAACTACGGTTTAACACTTATTGTGAACGTCTTCAAACTCTTTTAGTAGAAGAATTTAATCAAGAGTTTAAGCGTTATCTACTAGAAAAAGGTGTAAACATTGATACGTCAATGTTTGATCTAGCTTTCCAGCCACCACAGAACTTTGCTGCATATAGACAAAGTGAAATTGATAATGCTAGAATTCCTACATTCCAAACAATGGCGAGTATTCCATTTATTTCTAATCGCTTTGCTATGAAGCGTTTCTTAGGATTATCAGAAGAAGAACTTGCAGAAAACGAACGTCTATGGCGTGAAGAAAACGATGAAAATTTAGTTCCGCCAGATGCTGACATAAGTGGAGAAATGCGCTCTGCTGGTATTAGTGGCGCAGGAATTGATGCAGATATAGGCGGAGCAGAAGAAGTAGTTCCTGATGCAGATACTATGTCAGGCGGCGAAGGCGAAGGACCAACATCGGCAACTGATGCAGAAGTAGCACCAACAGCACCTCCTACGGAATAAATACTATTATGATTTTAAGAGAATTCTTTTACATTGACCAAACTACTCTAGAAACTGAGGAAGATAAGTTTTACGATCCTTCTTCAGATAGTTCTGTGCTTGATAAATCTGATAAAAGAAAAACACGTCTTACTCTTAGACAAATAAACAAAGCTCGTAAAGCTGCTGAAGCACACAAAGAAATGAAAGCAAAGGATCTTTCTTTTATCAAGCAAATGTACGGAATTGCCGCAAACGCTGAAACAGTGTAAACATGCCCAAAATAGATAAAAGTCTCTATTCAAAAGAAGAAGCTGCTCGTCTAATGGAACAGCGTCGAAAAGACAAACAACAAAAACTTGTAGAAGTTACTGAATTAGTAACTCCTCCGCAGTCTACTCCAAACCGTATTATTAAACCATTAGACAATTTTGAAAGTCCTATTGGATTTGTACTAGGAAACGGAACAAGTAGAGCACCTGTAGAAATAAATGATTTGTTAAAATTAGGAACAGTTTATGCGTGTAATGCTGTATATAGAACACATCGTCCGCATTATCTAGTTGCTGTTGATACTAAAATGGTTTTAGAAATTGCTAAAACCGGCTATCAACAACAAAATCATGTTTATACAAATTTTAACAAAGCATATACAAAGTTTAAAAGATTAAACTTTTTTGAGCCTAGTCTAGGATGGAGTTCAGGACCAACTGCATTACATCTAGCAAGTAGTCATGAAAAAGAAGAAATTTATATACTAGGATTTGATTACAAAGGAATAGACGATAAAGTAAACAATATATTTGCTAACACAAACAATTATAAAAAATCTACAGATAAAGCAACTTATTACGGAAATTGGTTACGTCAAACTGGTATTGTAATACAAAAAAATCCACAAAAGAGATATATACGAGTAACAAACAAAGAATGTTTTATACCTGAACCATTAACAAAACTAGGCAATCTTACACACATGAAAATTGACGATTTCATGGAAAAATTCGGGCTAAACCCTGCAAGATCCTAGTTCCTACAAAAAATGGCTCAAAATGAGCCTATATCTACGTACATTTCTGTATAAATGTTAAATAGTAATGACAGCCTTACCATAGGTAAAAATTTTATATTATACAGGAGAATATTATGACTGATCGTAACAAGTTTGAAGAAATGCTTGAGCTACTTGTCAACGAAGACAAAGCAGCAGCAGAAGAACTATTCCACGAAATCGTGGTAGAAAAATCACGCGAAATCTATGCTACTATGCTAGAAAGTGATATCGAAGAAGATGAAGAAGTTGAAGAAGCAACTGACGAAGAAGTTGAAGAATCATCAGACGAAGAAGTAGATGAAGCTACTGACGAAGAAGTTGATGAATCATCAGACGAAGAAGTTGACGAAGGCTTTGATCTAGAAGAATTTGAAGTTGAAGCTGATGACGACATGGACCCAATGGGCGACATGGGCGGAGACGCAGACGACATGGACCTAGGTCCAATGGGTGACGAAGAAGAAGGCGAAGGCGACGACGCTATGGACGACCTAGAAGACGCACTTAACGCTTTACAGCAAGCGTTTGCAGAATTAGAAGCTGAACAAGGCAAAGGCGAAGACGAAGAAGACGAAGAAGGCGAAGAAGAGCCTGAAGAAGAGTCATTTGCTTTTGAATCAGACGACGAAGAAGTCGAAGAAGCAAGCGACGAAGAAGTTGAAGAAGCTTCAGAAGAGGAAGTTGACGAATCAGTACAAAAGTCAGCTGCTGAAATGATGCGCGAATATGCAACAATGGTAAAAGGCGGCTTCGGTGAGAATATTGGCGGCGACAATGGTGCAAATGCAAAATCACCAGTAGCTGGCAAAAATGATATGGGTGGCACAGCATCTAATCTAAACCAAGGTAAAGATAATGAAGCAGGTGATCACGCAGGTCTTGGTGACATTAATCCTAAAGAACATCCAGAGGCTAGTAAGCAAACTAACAAGCCAGGCGGAAACAAAGCTACGAAAATGAGTAGCACTAAAGGACATGGCGCTGAGAAAAAGCAAAGCGGTGGTGACAACGGCGCAAACGCTAAGTCTACTATTGGCAGCTAATAAAAAGGACCAAGGATGAACTTTTTACGAGAGCATTTGACATTCGACCAGGCAGGTATTGTGGTTGAGTCACAAAACGAAGGCAAAGACCTTTATATGAAAGGTATTGTCATTCAAGGTGGCATTCGCAACGCTAATCAACGAGTGTATCCTGTAGACGAAATTGGCAGGGCTGTCAAAACTCTCAACGATCAAATTAGCGGAGGTTACAGTGTTCTCGGCGAAGTAGATCATCCAGAAGGCCTTAATATTAACCTAGACAGAGTAAGTCATATGATCACAGAAATGTGGATGGATGGCCCAAATGGCTATGGCAAGTTAAAGATCTTACCAACCCCTATGGGACAACTAGTGCAAACAATGGTACAATCCGGAGTTAAATTAGGTGTTTCATCTAGGGGATCTGGTGAGGTTAACGGAGACGGCGACGTTTCCGGATTCGAAATTATTACCGTGGATGTAGTGGCACAGCCATCTGCTCCGGGTGCATATCCAACTCCAATTTATGAGCATCTCATGAATGCGAGAGGTGGAATGAAGGCTTATGAACTAGCACAGGCAACTAAAGAAGATCCAAAGGCACAAAAATACTTAGAACAATCGTTGATTAATATAATCAACAAACTCCAATAACGAGGAGAATAATATGTTGGATGCACTGAAAACACTTTTTGAGAACGATGTTGTTTCTGAAGAAGTTCGTGCGAGTATCGAAGAAGCATGGGACGCTAAGATTAAAGAAAATCGTCAAGCGGTAACTGCTGAACTTCGTGAAGAATTTGCTAAAAAGTATGAGCATGACAAGCAGACTATGGTTGAAGCTCTTGATTCACTAGTGAGCGAAAAGCTACAAAGTGAAATTGAAGAATTTGCTGAAGACCGTAATCAATTAGCAGAAGCAAAAGCAAAATATGCTGTTGCAATGCGTGAAAATGCTGACCTACTTAAAACATTTGTCTTGAATCAATTAGGCAAAGAAGTTGGCGAATTACATGAAGACCAAAAGGCAATGGCTACTAAGTTTGCTAACCTAGAGGAATTTGTGGTAGAAGCACTAGCTAAAGAAATTGCAGAGTTCTACGAAGATAAGAAAGATCTAGCTGAAACAAAGGTACGTTTAGTTAGAGAAGCAAAATCACAGTTTAACGAAATTAAAAAGAGTTTTGTTAAGCAAAGTGCAGCTCTTGTATCTGAAACAGTTGACAAGCAACTCAATAGAGAAATTGGACAACTTAAAGAAGATATCGAAACTGCCCGCCAAAATGATTTTGGACGTAGAGTTTTTGAAGCATTCGCAGGTGAATATACTAACAGTTTGTTAAATGAAAAGAGTGAAACTGCTAAACTATTAAAAGTAGTAGAACTTAAAGACAAGCAGTTAGCTGAAGCAAAAGCAGCTGAACAAGAAAAACAAGCTCTTGTTGAAAGCAAAGAAGCTGAGCTTAAGAAACTTGCAGAAAATGCTCAAAGAAAAGACACAATGCACGAGTTACTTGCTCCATTAAGCAAGCATCAGCGTGAAATTATGACAGATTTACTGGAATCAGTCCAAACGCCTAAATTAAAAACAGCGTTTGACAAGTATCTACCAGCAGTAATTGATGGTAAAACTCCAGCAAAGCAGAAGGCACAATTAACAGAAGGCAAAGAAGTAACAGGCAATAGAGAAACAAAAACAACTGACACAGTTGACGAGAATGTAATCAGCATCCGTCGACTAGCTGGACTTAATTAAGGAGAATAAAATGTCAGAACTATTAGAAAGTCGCTGGCAGGAAACGAAAAGCGCACTTCTAGAAGGCCT